AAATAGGATACGCTTGGGGATACCCTCCCCTATTGCGATGGCGTTGAGCTGGACCTCGAGATGCCCTTTGGGATCTGCCACTTGAGGGGCAAGACTCTTGGCCGTGACGCCTTCCAGCGCCAGATACCGTTGGAGTCCCAACATATAATTCTGCATCTCATCTCGCAAAGAGTCAGTATCCAGCTCAACGCCTTCGTTGTCTCCGTTCACCTCGAAGGACAACCCAGGAAAACCGCCCTTCCAGAACATCTCACCACTCCCACCCATCACCTTTCGGGCATCCAGGATCCGATTGTAGGAACGCTGAGCCCTAGGCGTCCCATATATTTCGCTCATCTCCCTATTGTCAGCAAGGTGGAGAATACGGGTCCAGTGTACCCTTTTGGAATAGGAATTGGACCCATCAGAAAAATTGATCTTGTATTCAGTGGGTTGGCCAAACCTAGGATTCTTCGCGTCCTTTTCAGTCCCTGTAATCTCCACCACACTCTCACCAAACGTCCGGATGTACAACAGCTGCCTGGTGATTCCTCCCTTACTTCGCTGTTCCTCCACCCCTTCAATAGGCTGGTCGAATTCTTCCCCATCGTCTACACCGAACAGGATGATCCCATACCGTCCTACTCCGCTTAGCCTATCTGCCCGAGCCAACAGACTCAATATGTGCAGGCGTTCCTCAAGGTCTTGCCATGCTACTTCAAACGCAGTCTGGTGCTCTGGATCTTCTGTCTCATACACCAAGGGAGGTTTCGACCATGACTCATCTGCGAATATCCCAATCACCCTAGCAGCTATCCCTTCCCTATCATACAGGTTCTGATAATCAGTGGGCTTGATAGAGTCAGGATATCCGCAATCTGTATTCAGATCCTTGCCACCCCCATCAATAATCTGGCGAATGAATTCCGCCCTGGTATACGCCGCGTTCTGCACCAATTCCCTTGCCATTTGGTGCATCTCCATACTGATCTCTGCTTGTGATTTATCTTCGCTCATCTTTCTTCCCCTTTCCCATAGCACCGACCCTTCTCTTGGGCTTGGCTAGTTTGGCGAATGCACCAGAACTCGCATCTACCTGATCCTTGTATTTACTGTTCGGCCAATACCGAAGTTCCTCGAGGTACTTAGCGTTCCATTCCCCAACGATCATCCTGACGTTCTCACCATTCACCTGGACGGCAAACGGCTCAGCCCTGGTGGCCTTGTCCCCTGTAGGTCTGTCAGCGTATACCCTGAACCCTGCCAGATTACGGATCGTGTTCTCTGCACTCTCCTTACCTCCTGAGCCTGGTTCCTGTTCAACGTATACCTCCACCACTTCTCCATCTATCTCAGCGCATTGTTTAATGTGCTGTTCCCTGACAAAGGCATCCCACTGCCCTCGTTGAACATCGAGTATCCAGTAGAACCCATGTCTGTCCTTGCCCATCAGGACCCCTGCCGTATGGGCTCCCCCTCCTCTGGTCCCAGCCTTGTCCCAATAACGAACCCTCCTGAGGAAGTGCCTTGGCGCAGATCTCTCCATCTGTATCCGCTCGACTTTGAAATCTCCTCCACCTCGAGGAATGGGACTCTGGTCGAACTGTGCTGCATAACCATAGTCGCCTAGGTCTTCTTCAGCCTGTTCCAGTACCTTCTGTGACAATCTCACAGGGTCCAGTAGCCCCTCAGTATAGTTCTCCTGTAGCTCGGGCGGTGATATATGTTCGCTCTCGGTCGCGGGCAGGCATATGTGCTTCACCCTATCCTTGTTCGCCCGCTCAATGCGTTCCCCTGTACAGTCATCCTGGTGGAGTCTTTGCATAATTAGGATAGTAGGGGTGAGGGCCTTGTCTACTTTCCTGGTGGGCAAAGTTTCACGCATCCAATCATTCGCGGCTTTCAGGTCGGCTTCTGATGCAGCCCTCTTAGGATCTAATGGATCATCGACGATAATGAAATGGGCATGGAACCCTGTTATTGCTCCGCCGACCATAGTCGACATCCTGCCACCATTGGCCTTGGTCACATAGTAGCCCTTTGCAGACTGGTCGTCAGCAAGTTCAACATCAGGAAACAGGGTTCGGTACTTCTCCGAGGTTACAATATTCCTGCACCGCCTCGAGAGATCTAGAGCAAGAGATGCCGTATGGGAACCGCAGATAGATCGGGCTGAAGGCATTCTCGTCCATACCCACGCAGGGAACATGATAGAACAGAGCGTAGACTTGGTAGAACCTGGTGGGACATTGATGATTAGGTCATACTCTTTGTCCTCGCCTGCGAAGACCAGTTCGGCGACAGCCTGCAGTTCATCACATAAGAATGGGATATGCCAATTCCAAACTGGCTTTTCTGGAATTGTGACGTCCCAGAATGATTGGACGAAGTCATAGAAGGAGTCCTTACACAGGGAGGCTTCGAGGCGTTCCTTGCTCATAACAAGGCTCATGCCTCGCCCTCCTTTTCCTCAGTAAGCTTCTTCTCCATCGCGCGGAGTACCTGCCTCTTCACTTTCACGGGTAGGTCAAGGTCCTCTATTGGGATCAGAGTTTGGGCTTCAATCCGTAGTGGATTTTCTCCGCCCTGAAGAGTCAGCTCGGACGACTTCCCATAGCCTCTGCTTTTCCCCAGTCGATCAAGGGTAAAGTGGGAAGCTTTCAATGCGACGGAAGGCTCTAGCCGTTGGAGCATCATCTCCTTATTCGTTCCCTCCGCAATATCGACGATCTGTTCCCGCTCTATTTCGACTAGCTCTCTTACCTCATCCCATGCATCTCCTGTCTTCTCTTTCAGCGCATATTTTAAGGCGGAGTAAGAGCAGCCTAACCTCTCTGCCATTGCACTGGTAATTCCACCTGACCCTTCGATAACTTTCTTCACTCTCGATGGGGTGACAGGTCGGGTGCCAGTTTTCTTGCCATTCTTTCTAAGTTTTCTCGCCATCTTGTCTTCTCCTTCAGTCAACCTCACTATACTACCTACTTCTCTATCCGACAAGAATATCCTATTCCATTCTTTTTATACCCCTATGGGGGTATATAGGGTCCTGTTTTTTCTTCGTATTTTTCTTTCTTAAAGCCCCGTCTCGCACTTGACGCATATTGTATAAGCCCGTATACTGTCTAGCATCATGTTAGGATCAGGACAAACAGAAACAGGGAAAGCCAAAGACACCCACTTCCCAATGGTCTATCTGAGGAGTGAGAAAGTGGTCATCGTAGGGCTGTCTGAAAGCACCTGTTTTTCGAAAGGTATTTACAGGGCCAGTCTACCGAGAAGGTAGGCCAGCGGCAGAGGGAAACCCGCCCCCGCAAACAGCCAGCAGCCAAGCAGCAGGGATCTGTAAGCAGGTCCGAGGAGCCAACCTCGTTGCTGGTACGCCTAAGCAGACAGTGTTTACCAGGCGCAATTCCTGGCTTAGGCTTTTGTTGAACCTGTTACCCTAACCGAAGGAGGAGAAGATGATCCGAACAGAGTACGATCGAAAGAGCAGGACCCTCACCGTAGAGAACATTCAGATCTGCCAGGAGGCGGGGTTAGTCAGAATGGCAGCGCATGTCGCTAAAGCCAAGGTGGAATGGGTCGCAGATGAAACAGGATGGGAGTCTAAGGCCATTGTACATTTGACGAAGGAGAATGAAGAGACGTTTTGGGAGAAGTTTGAGGAGAGGCTTGCGCAATATGACGGCCTCGAAGACTTGGCGATCCCGCGATACGCAGTTTGCAAAGGCTAAGCAAGAAACCTGTTACCCGAACCGAAGGAGGACAGAATGAAAAAATGGCAGATCACCAGCACGACGAGCGAACAGGATCTCGGCATCTACGAGGGAGAGACCCCAGAAGACGCTCTCGACGCCATGGCGCAGGACGCGGGCTACCGCGACCACGCCGACGCGTGCGAGCGGGTGGGCGGCGGAGAAGACCTGGACGTAAGCCCCGCACAGGTCACGATCGCGGATTGCTCATGGGAGGATCTCTGCGAATGGGAGGCGTGCCAGAGTCCCAGGCGTCAGGCCCCCGTGATCCTGGACGTTGACCCCGCAGAGAGGACTGCCGAGCTTCGGACATGGGCTGAGATCTACGGGATGCCCGCGTCGGTGTACCATGGTAGGCGGCTGCATCTGGAGGTCGGGACGGTGGACGCGGAGTCAATTCTCGAGTATCTGCGTGACGGAGAAGGACAGGAGCTGCTACAGAGGATCTGTGACGGATACGAGGAACGGTGGGATGGCAACGATCACCGGGGCCACTACACCGAACGGGCCCAGGACGCCAGGCATGAGTTGGAGGCCGCGCTCCGCGACACAGATTCGGAGCGCATAGGCGGCATGTGGGAGGCACACAACTGGCTGTACGGCGCCAGCCCCGTAGACCTCGGCGTCTCCGCGACCAGCACGGACGAGGAGCTCGCGGCGGCCGCCAAGGAGGTCGTCGAAAACGCTCGTCACGATTACCGCGCGATCGTCGAGGAGGACGAGGTCCTGGAGTGTCTCCAGGAGATGCGCGAAGAGTTGCAAGAGGACGACGCCTAACCTAACCCCAAGAGCCCGGGCCCCTTCGGGGGCCTGGGCGATTCTAAGGAGGACAGGATGAAAAAGTGGCAGATCACCAGCACGACGAGCGAACAGGATCTTCAGAGACCAAGCAGAGACGACTATGAAGCGGATTCAGAAGAGCCCCTAGAGCCAGAGGAGCCGAAGAAGCTCTGTCAACGATGCGGGGCTGTCATGGGGTGGGATGAGACAGCGAGTACTTGCGGCTGTGACGAGTACGACTACCAGTGGTGATATGACCTGAGCGTGTAAAGGAGTCAAAATGAAAATGGTGAAATTCCCTGATAAGGCTGGCCACAAAGACGCAGTGAAGGCATTTATGGATGAAGCCACTGCTGGAGACTATGACCACCTACTTCAAACGGCGATGAAGTGGGTCAACGTTAAGTAAAGGAGAATGAAACATGAAACTGTCCGAGATCACAACAGCAGAGGGAGCAGTAGACAAACTACGGTTATTGCTGTACCGCGTATTCAGAAGGCATCCTGAAGACTGGTTCAGCACAGCTCAAGTCGAAGCCCTTCGCCAAACCGGCTATGAAGGACCAGAGGTGGCCTGGATCTTCAGGCTGCAGGAGGAGCTCCTGTACGATGCTGGAGACGAAGACGATGACATGAGTGATCCTGACTGGATCTATCCTGGAGATATTGCAGGACATATCCTAGACTGTGCTGTAATGGCCGACGTCATCAAGACCCCTGATCCTTACATGACCGACCTTGAGAACGAACTGACGAAGTAAGAACTGAGAACAGGAAGAGGAGGACAAGATGGATCTGATCATGCGACAAACGTCGGCGGCGCCCCCATACGCAGAGCCAGACACGAACCAATGGAACCACTGGTTCACCGAATATGTGGCCGCATGCGCGAACCAGGACGCCCAGGCGGTCCAGGTAGCTGTGGTGTTCGCCCCCGACGACGCCACGGACGATGACGTGCTGAGGTATGTGGAGGCATGCGGGATGGATATCTACCGCTACTATGGCGGACCTGGGCGGGAATATGGCGAGGCCGCCACAGCGACACACCTTTCGGACGGCCGCTGGCTTGTGGAACGCCGTTCCGGCCTTGACATCTAATCAACGCCAAGCCCGGGCCCCCTTCGGGGGGCCTGGGCGATTCTAAGGAGGAACGACATGTCTAAGCCATACACGAATGAAGACGCAAGGTTCGACGCAGAACAGTTAGGAAGAATCCCTTGGGAGGAAAAGGAAGAGGAGGTGCTTTTGGACGATATCTGTGATGAAGTATTAGTGGCTGAGCTCGTTGCTCGAGGATATCGAGTTTTTAACATGAATCCAGGCGAACAGCTGGAACTTAGAAAGGGGAAGAAATGAGACAACACCGAAGCTTTCCGCGATGGAAGAAGGCGGAAGGAGAAGGACAATGCGATGACTGTGGACGAGTGTTCAAGGTAGGTGAAGACATTCTTCATTGGCCCTATGAACGACTGTCCTTCTGTGAGGCCTGTGGAAAACAATGGAGAGAATGTCTATCGGCGTATGGAGAGAGGAGGGAAGGATGAATACAGCAGCCCTAAGAGGAATGAGACAGATGTGGAGGGATGCGCAACCCAGCGAACGTCTAGTAAAGGTCCAGATCATGTTTGAAGGAAAGGACTGGTATGGGATCTTCAAGATGAAGAGTCCGACGGGAAAGGTAAAGAGCATCCGGTGCAACGGGAGGTGGAGGAGGTTTAGCCAGGAACTCGTCGATCTCATCGCTTCCCTTGACAGCGCAATGCCAGAGGAATACAGATGGGGAACGTGGAAGTCTGTATTGGTCCCTATCCGTATCATGGAGGAGGTGAAGGATCTAGATCAGGAAGGATGGGTTAAGGCGGCAAAACGGCCAAATAGGTGAGGAGGTGGGATGATGGAAGACCGTTGTCCTAAATGCAATGCGAAACTCAGCACTATTGGAATTTGTCTTGATTGCCAGTGGGGGTTACGGACTACAACCCAAACCACCCCTCCTGTCAAAATGGATTTCAATCAAATAGAACATCAAACTGCCAACCGCCTAATTGAATGGTCTAAAGCATTAGACAGATTGATTGAGGCCGCAGAGGTTATTGGTGATTTTGCAACGGGGAGTGTTGTCCCTCCCTGGTGCATTGTGCTGGTTTCCGCTCAAAAAGTACAGGAGCTAGCAGACGCGGTAGAAGATGTAAAACGATTGAGAGGAGAATAGGTTGACTAATGTAATATGGGGAAGGAGAAACATATGACAAAAAAAGAAACCCTTATCCAAATTAAGAACCTCATCGAAATGGTATTCAGCGCCACTACGGACGCCTTCGATGAAGAAGACATCGATACTTGGTGGGTGTTAGGAAAATTAGGAGATGACCTCTTAATTGAATATGCTACCTATAGTCTTTTTTGGTCCGATTTTAAGGAGGACGCAGAAGCAATGGTTAGCAAATGGAAACATATAGTAGAACAAACAATGGGGAGACACTATGAATAAATTTATCCTAACCAAGAATTATGCCGAGGCGCTTGCCAAATGGCACAACACCAGATCACGGGAAGCAAGAGCAGAGGCAGATCACCACCTCGCCGCCTACATTGAACAGTTTGACGATGCGCCAATGGGCGTGAGGGTGTACAAAGGAGCGGACGAAACATGGGAGGTGGACATGACCAGAGCAGAGGCTATGAACAAAACACCACAAGAGATCATCCTGACTATCCAGGAGGAGGTGAAGAAACAGAAGTCCCACGACCTGGAGGGCTTTCTGAAGGAGTACGGGAACGGGAAGTGGACAGAGGTCGAGGTAGATGAGGAAGGAGATGTAGGCGTACGAGGGGACCACATAAAGGGCGTCCTTTGGCTAAGCGATGGTCGTCTGGAAACGTTCCTGGTCTGGCTGAACAAACAAGTCCACTTCGTGTTCCTCGAGGCATGGGCTGGAGGACGTAACTAAGAACGAAGAACCTTGCAAAGGAGAAATCATGATCACAACAAAAGAGAGAAGCTGGAATGTCGAAGATCTGAAGGGCATCCCTGTGATTAAGGAAGAATACCTCGGAAACCGCTGGAAGGGAATCCAACATGGAGAGCTAGTAGAAACTATCCACAACGGGCTCTCTGCTCATGGTATCCAAATCGTTCAGGAGGGCTGGTACCCAAGCGGTCCAAACCTAGGGCGTCTGAACGGTCGGATGCAGCTCCTCATCCCAAACGTCGAGCCGATGGAAGGAACTGCCTTCAACCTAGGGGTGCAGCACAGCAACCTAGGAGATCATTCGCTCAAATTCGCTGTGGGTGCTGAGGTGTTTATTTGTTCAAATGGGATGGTCGTAGGTGACTATGCAATAAAGAAAAGGCACACCCTGAATGTAGACCTTCCAGAAGTGATCGGCAGGGGCATCGACACATACCTAAACCGTATTGCCGAGATTCCTATCGTGGCTAAAGAGATGAAAGGGAAAGGACTAGAGAGAGACCAGGTAGACCATCATCTCATGCAGGCTGGTAGGGAAGGGTTAATGACCTGGTCGAGGATAGGAGCAGTAGACAAAGAGTACCACAAGCCGACATTCCGTGATCATGACGAAAGGACGGCGTGGGGGTTGTATAATGCCTTCACCTTCGTAATACAAAAGAGCCCAGCACACAGACAGATAAAAGGGATAAACCGCTTCCGAGAGATCCTGTTGGGATCTCCCTATCCCTCCAACAATTAACCTGCCAAGTCTTAGGAAAGGAGTTAATCATGAAGAAGAGCAGACCGACGAATGCAGAGGTTCAAGAGATGATACAGGACGGAAGCTTGGTAGAACAGTACCAGGACATGGTCTACAAGATTGCGCACAGCATGAAGAACACACATCCTATAGAAGACTTCGATGAGCTGGTCTCCATAGGCTGGTACTGGGTAATCCACAGGCTTCGAGATTACGACCCTGAGAAGTCTGCCCTATCCACTGAGGTGTACAACAGAGCCTGGCGCGGGATGAAGTCACATTGCATGAGTCCAAAGACACATAGGGAAATCCCAACAGACCTGTCCGATCCCGTGTTCCACCATCCCGCGGAGGAATCATGGCTGTCCTCTTTCATGAGGGACCTCGGGGAAGATGCAAGAGTGCTAGTCAATGCGTGTATAGAAGCCCCGGCGGAATTGGTGGATATCCTCAGGCCACAAGCACCAAAGACAAGTAGGAGAGCACTTCGCTCCTACATGAAGAAGCAGGGATGGGATACTGATAGGCTCAACCTGGCCTGGGAAGAGGTGTCAGCTAGCCTGTGAAGGATAATAGAGTGTAGATCCGTGTAGGACATCTACACCAAACGACAAACCAAGGAGGTGCCACAATGCACCTGGGAGGGGAAAGCCCTCCTAGCCCTGAGCCGTAACCTTATCTCATCCGCCTGATAGGCAGGAACGGCGTCCTGGGTTCGACTCCCGGGCAGGGCATAAAGAAAGGGGAAGGAAAGGAGTGAACGATGAAACCAACAATCACATCACATCACTTCAAATCACAGAGTCCAAACTTTCAAAACCTGCCTGCCTTCAAGGTCCTAGAACAGAAGGTATTGGCAGAATTAGCCAAAGGGAAGAATGAGAACGGACGGTTTCCATACGGGGATCTCCGTTGCTCTACCTTCCTCAAAGGACGTTGTTGGGTAGATGACGATGATCCTGAGTACCAATGTTTCGGTTGGGAGAATTGTCCTGAAGGATCCGAATACAAAGGAGAGGAGTGAAACGATGGGGAAGAAGAAATTTTTGGTAACTGTTATGGGATGGCTAGACTATTGTAAACCATCGCGTGAAACAACATCACTTATAGTAGAGACAGAAGACCCCGTAGCATGGTTCCTGTCGAAGCCTAAGATCTATTCACGAAGCTACTTTACACCAACTGCCCTGCTAACATTTTGGGAAATCAAATCTGAAACAGACCAAGAGAACGATTTCAAATGGCCTTGCTCATATGGAGGTTGAGAAAATTCAAGAGGTCACTAGTGTGGTGCGAAGAATGTGACGCCGTCTTGATATACAAAGGAGAGGAGTGAACGATGCGTCCATAATTACTTCAACTAATGAAACCAAAACAGGAGAACCAAAATGGCACTCACAGACATCATCAGAGCAAGGAACAAAACAGCAGCAGCCGCATCCGACAATGTTACTCTCCTCCTAGCCGCGCAGGTGGAGGCTCTGGAAAATCAAATCAGGACACTACTGGCCAACGATAAGTGGGCAAAAGAACACATCAAAAGGTTGGAGGGAAAGATGGAGCTACTCGTCAGCTCCAAAACGTGAACAGTATGCTAGATCGCATGATCCCTTGACGATCACAGAGTCTGAAGAAGAAGCAATGCCTCTAAAAACCAGACTGAGAAAAGTCCTACGAACCAAGCCTCGACGTTTCCAGGCAAAGGGTATTTGGTTCTTGGAGAAGACGAATGGGAGAGCTCTACTGGGTGATGACATGGGATTGGGTAAAACGATCCAGGTTCTGGGCTGGCTAGCACTACATCCGGAAGCAAGACCCGTTGTAATTGCCTGCCCTGCGAACGCGAAGTATGAATGGGAACGACAGATTCAACAACATACCCGACAGATGCGATGCCAAGTGCTGTCAGGAAAGACACCGCAGGAGGTATACGAGGACATAATCATTGTGAACTACGATATCCTGTCCTACTGGGAAGAGACTCTCACAGAACTCAGACCAAAGGTACTTGCATTGGACGAGTGTCACTATGTCAAAAACAGGCAAGCGAAACGAACGCAGTCCTGCAAGAAACTTGCCAAAGCTGTTCCCCATATCATCGCAATGTCTGGAACCCCTATCCTCAACCGACCCTCTGAATTCTTCCCTGTACTCAACATGCTCTATCCAAAGGAGTTCTCCTCCTTTTGGAAGTATGCTTTCAGGTACTGTAACCCTAAGCGAGGATTCAAGGGAAGGGGATGGACGTTCGACGGGGCAACAAACACGGAGGAGTTACACAAGAGAGTCTCCTCCTTCATGCTGCGGAGAATGAAAACGGAGGTGCTGACAGAACTGCCTCCTAAACAACGGGTTCCCATCCTGGTAGATCTTGACAACATGAACGATTACCTTCACGCAAGAGATGACTTCCTGACCTGGTATGAAAAAGAGGTGGGGAAGGACAGAGCAAAAAAGGCAGAAGGTGCTGTAGGCTTTGTTCGTATAGGACAGCTCAAAAAGCTTGCTGCGGTAGGTAAAGCAAAGACAGGCATCCAATGGATCGAAGAGTTCCTGTCCTCAACGGACCAGAAGCTCGTCGTCTTTTGCCATCATCGCATCATATTCAATCTGCTGACAAAGCACTTCGCTAAGGTAAGTGCAATAGGAGGGAAAGGTGGTAGGGAGAGGAAGATTCAGGTAGCTAAGTTCCAAAAGGATAATAGAATACGACTCTTCATCGGCAGCTTGAAGGCAGACAGGGAGGCAATAACTCTTACTGCTGCATCTACTGTTCTCTTCCTCGAGATGGCTTGGACGCCTGCAGTTCACGACCAGGCTGAGGACAGAGTGAACAGGATAGGGCAAGAAGCTGAGGCCATCACAGCCTATTACCTGCTCGCTCGTAATTCAATCGACGAGCACATCTGGGCTTTGATTGAACAGAAGCGGCAGGTCTTAGCCAGAGTGCTTGATGGAGAGACGGTGAAGCAAAGTATGAGAAGAAGCATCACGTTGACAGAACTCGTACAGCAAATGAACAGGAAGGAGAGGTAATTGGAGGAACAGACAAAGGAGACGACGTACGAAGAAAGGCTGAAACCGAGGACGAAGACACTACTGATCTGGGACATACCAGAGGACCTCAAGAAACGATTCAAAACCAGGTGTTTCCTCCAGGGCGTTTCCATGCGTGAAGTTATCATCCGTATGCTGGAGCAATACGTCGATGATTGATTTCACCAGGCTATGCGAAGAGATGGGACTACCTCACCTCGAGGAAGGGCACCACCACTGCCACGAGGGATGGGTTCAGACCCACTGTCCATTCTGCACTGATGGGACGTATGGATGGCACCTCGGGTTCTCAGTCGAATCAGGGGCGATGAACTGCTGGAGATGCGGTAAGCACTCTGTGAGGAACTGGCTCAGGGAGGTGTTACCAGCTCACCTCCACCATACCATCCCTACAACCCTCGATAAATACGATCTCCGCCCCCCGAGGGTACACAATCTACCTACCAAAACCGAAACCCGTACAGGGCAAATAAGGCCCGTTCCTGGTGCTGGTCCTATATCTCAGATTCATAAACAATATCTACGTAACAGAGGGTACAACGCCAAGGCCCTCGAGAAGACCTGGTCTCTGCTAGGAACAAAGCACCTATCAGCCGAATGGAACTGGCGAGTCATCGCCCCTATCAAGAATGCGGTCGGAACTACAGTAGCCTACACAGGGCGTGCTGTGTCTCCAGAAGTAAAACCTCGATGGAGAACCACTACTAATTCAGCAATGAAGGAAGACCCTCGTAGGCTGCTGTACGGGATCGAGAAACTACGACCGAACCAAGGGGTGCTCATCGTTGAAGGTCCAGGGGACGTATGGAGAATGGGGCCTGGAGCTGTTGCTCTCCTGGGGATCGACTGGAAAGAGGAGCAAGCTCACATCCTCAGTGCCTTCCCTCGACGATTTATCATGTTCGATCCTGGAGTAGTAGAACAGCGACAAGCTAATCGGTTAGCAAGCTGGCTCGCAGCAATGCCAGGATGGACCGAGATCATAACTGGGATAGACTGCGATCCTGGAGACATGACACAAGAGGAGGCGGACCAGATCATGGAGGAACTTGATCTATGAGTGAAACGCACAAAAGATTCTTCCGAGGCTGTTGGGTCCGACCAGAACTCTTCCCTTTATTGGAAGAAGGGGTCGTGACCTGCAAGGAAGTGGTTCTGCTTTCGGTAATAGATTCCATGGTGGAGAATAGTGGGCAGGATTGCTTCGCATCGAATGCCTACCTGGCAAATATCCTGCAGGTGAAGGAAAACCGAGCATCAGTAATGATCCGAAAGCTCGAAGGACTAGGTCTCCTAATCCGAACCAAAAGCGATGGGAGGAGGAGGTTTTTAAGGACGGCGTGGTCAAGAATAGCGGTGAAGATAGATGAGGAATGCTCATCCTCAAGGATTAGCCAGCCTCATCCTCAAGGATTAGCATATAGTACAAAGACTAATAAGACTAATAACATTGCTTGCGAGGCGTCCGCCTCGAAGCAGAGTGAGTGGGAGATCATAGCTAAGGAGTTTTATGAGGCCACCAGCATAAAAAGGAATCCTACCCCATCATTCAAGAAGTGGGGAAACCTGCTGAAACGATTTGCTAATGCTAATTCTATCCCATTCAAAAGGATGAGGGCTGTTCTGTCCTGGTACAGCTCCCAATTCGACAAGGAGAACCAACCGTATTACCGAAAATACCTCCCTGAATACATCCCACAAGCAATTACTGCTCGCGGATTCATCGGAAAGTTCTGGGAGATAGAAACATCTATGCTTCGGATCAAGGAGGAGAGTAAGAAAACGGAACCGATCCGTCTCACCAAATTCGAACAAAAGAGACGGAAGGAGATGTCCCATGAAATTGGACACGCTGCAACCGACTTCGACACCCTGCCACCTCTTGTCCGATCTATCCGCCAGTTCCGACAGAAGGTAGTGAAGTTGCTCAGGAAGGAGGTTACGGAAAAGGACTGTTGTTTCTACAAGGATAACCTGCTCACGGGATTCAACCTGTTCCCTGGCTATGCTATGTGGATCGACTGGCAAAGCTCGTCCTGGTCTGACTGGGGAGGGGACCTGATGGTATTTGCACCAGGAGGGAAGAACTTCAAGCGATATCTACACTTGGTTATGAGGCGGGAAAACATTGGACCAGATGACATTATCAGGAGGATTATGGATGAGGCGTCGAAGGGTTGACACATTCACAGAACAGAGGATTGCAACAGCGATGGTCGTCTCCAAGGAATTCCTGTCTCAATCTCTCCTTGTAGTAGATCCTGATCTGTTTGAGGCTCGACATTTGCAACTCATATCCAAATGGTGTCTTGAGTATTACGAGCAGTATAGGGAGGCACCAGGGTCGAACATTGAATCTATCTACCAGGGATGGGTCAATGAAGGCAAGGGCAGCGATGAGATGAAGGAGTCACTTCACACCGTGCTGTCGCTTCTGTCAAAGAGATATGATGAGGATGGAGACATCAACGTACCATATCTGCTTGACACAGCAGCAGCCCACTTCGACAGGAGGAGAATGGAGGTACTGAAGGACGAACTTGAGTACCACCTAACAGAAGGAGATACTGCTTCAGCAACTGAAGCTATAGTAAAGTTCTCCTCAACTCCAACGAAAATGAGTATGGGGATAGACCCACTGAACGATGAGGATATTTGGGACTTGGCATTTGCAGAATCCCAACACCCTTTGATCACTTGGGACAACAAGGCTGCAAACGAGTTTTTTGGTAATGCGCTATGTCGGGATGGGCTCATCGCTGTCTTAGCTCCAGAGAAGCGCGGGAAGACTTGGTGGTGTGTTGAGCTTGTGTATCGAGCAGCGAAGCAAAGGAGGAAGGTTGCCTTGTTCGAGGTGGGCGATATGAGCGAGTCACAGATCATGAGGCGACTGGCTGTGCGTCTTTCAGGTCGTCCAATGTATCGAAGTCATCTTGGCCTGATTGCTGTCCCTGCTAAGATCAGAAGGACGGACACAGGCGCAGAGGTAGAATGCATCACTGAAAAGCATGAAGTTGCTATCGGACCTAAGGCTAGCAAGAAGGCAGTTCGGAGGTTTATGCGGTCGAATGGGATCCGATCAGGTGTGTCGCACGTCATGGTATCTGTCCACGCTAACTCCTCTGTCTGTGTTCAGGATATACATGCCATCCTAGACCAGTGGGAAGCGCACAGGGATTTCGTTCCTGACGTAATCCTGATAGACTACCCTGATATCCTTGCACCTGAACCAGGGTCCCTCAGTATGACGACAAGGGATCAGGTAAACACGACATGGAAAGCATTGCGTCGTTTGAGTCAGGAGAGGCACTGTCTGGTCATAGCCCCTACACAGGCGGATGCAACAAGCTACGGACAAGGGCTCCTTGAAGCCTCGAACTTCTCTGAGGACAAACGGAAGCTGGCTCATGTGACAGGTATGGTGGGATTGAACCAGACGAGCAAAGAGAAGGAGGAGGGCATCATGCGATTGAATTGGATTGTCCTTCGTGAGGGCGAATACAACAATCGTCGCTGCTTGCATGTAGGCCAATGCCTTCGGCTTGGTAGGGCCTTTTGTTGTGCGTGTTAGAAAATTTCCTGAGGGCGGTCCTTTTAGGAGTCAATCAGGATAATATAGGTGAATAAAGTCACTGGGACCGAAGAACTGAAACCGGAAAGGCAAGGAGGCAGAAATGAAGAAGTCAGATGTACTCGAACTGATGGATGTGCTGGGGATCAGCTATCCAAAGAAGATCACGGCAGCGAGGGCCGGGGAAGCAATCGAAAGCTTCCTTGAGGAGAACGGCGTTCCCGACGAGGTAATGTTGACCGACGAGCAGGTCACGTACCTCGAGACCCTCGGGTTCTCCTTCGATGAGGAAGAGGAGGCCTGTGATGAGGAAGAGGAGGCCATGGTGACATGCGCTGCGTGTGGCAAGGAGATTGCCGAAGAGGAGGCGCAGGTCAGTGAAGTAACAGAGCGAGCCTACTGCTCCAAGAAGTGCTTGAAAGCTGCAGAGAAGTCGACTGCACCTCCGAAGGAGAAGAAGCCCAGCGCACCTCCGAAGGAGAAGGGCACCTTCATTGCCAACCACACTCTGGTGGACCAGATGCTTGACGAGGGAGCATCGGAGAAGAAGATCAGGAATGCGCTGAAGGACAGGTATGTTGAGAAGGGCAAGGATCCTGAAGCTGACGCTGACTGGATCGAGAAGCGCGCCGACAAGTACCTCCACGAGGCTCGTGTTCGAAGGGGTGAGAAGTAACAGGTCACCGGGGACAAGGCAATTAGCGCCTGGGGAAGCAGGTTAATTGGGACAGATTGGTCCTTAGGCCTGCTTCCCTTGTCCCTGTCTATGGAAAGGAGATCCTGAAATGTACCATCTAAGCAAAAGGGTCGAGATCGCAGGAAGTCACCGTCTTGAATTGGACTACGACTCTCCATGTCAAAACCTCCATGGCCATAACTGGATTATCACAGTGGAGGTAGAAGGAGAAGTTTTAGATCAGAACGATATGCTGATTGACTTCTCTCGTATTAAGGATGTGATCAAAGTTATGGACCATGAGAATCTAAACGATGTTTTGCCGGGCAATCCTACAGCGGAGAAAATTGCCAAATGGGTTCATGGAGCAGTTCAGTCCGTCATTATATCTGCGTGGCTTGGATCGGAGGTTCCTCCTGGTCCTCCTAAAGTAACAAGGGTCTCCGTACAAGAGTCAGAAGGGAACATCGTATGGTTTACTCCCTGACATACAACCATGAATATATTCCACCAGAACAAAGAAACCCAACCTTTCATGTCAATGAGGTCTTCTACTCACTACAAGGAGAAGGCTACTTCACTGGTTGGCCTGCCATTTTCATTCGCTTATCTGGATGTAATCTCCAATGTCCTTGGTGCGATACCGATCACCGGTTCCAAGCACGATTGACAAAGGAGGGGTTGTTCGAAACTGTTGATGAGCTTCTGGAGGAGAATGTCACTGAAGAAGCCCGTGCCCCTCTTTTTGTTATCACGGGAGGAGAACCGACTCTCCAAGATTGGTTTGGCCTGGCTCTTCTTCTCCACCACCGATACGGCAATTCTGTTTGCATAGAAACGAATGGACGGATCTGCGATAGTCCGGATATGCAATACCTTCGTCTCCAAGGAATCTTGTGGGTAACTGTTTCTCCAAAGATTGATGTAGAAAATTGCGAACCGTACTTTGAAGATCCTGAGTGGGAAGGGGATGAATTAAAGGTAGTCCTCAGTCCAAAAGTAGATCAGGAACGACTAAAGACCTTGCCATTACAACTGGGCGACCGGTTCCTCCGTTATTACATCCAGCCTTGTTCTGGAGATACCGAGCCAGCCGTCCAATTCGTAAAGGAGAACCCAATATGGAAACTATCCCTGCAAACCCAGAAGATAATCGGGATCAGATAAGGAAGATGCTCTCATGGGGAGAGTTGTTTGAGAGGGTTAAAGAACGATACAGATGGCTGATGAAGACTCATCCTGATTTTCATCCTGAGACAGACAGTCCCCCTATTCGAATCTGGGGCATTCCAAGAGGAGGAACGTATGTTGCATTGCTTTGGAAGGCGTGTTATGAGAAAAGAATGGTGCTCGTGTCTTCTCCAGAATCTGCTGATCTGCTAGTAGATGATATTATTGACACAGGGAAAACGGCCGAATACTACAATAGTAGATATGGCAAGCCTGTTGTGGCTCTCTATTCTCGGAAGGAACTAGATGAGAAAGGGTGGGAATGGCTGGTTTTTCCTTGGGAAATTGACCAAGGAGAAATCGGCCCTACCGAGAACATCAGGAGAGTCCTCCAATACATAGGGGAAGATCCAAACCGAGAAGGACTACTCGAGACGCCTGAACGTGTCGTCCGATCCTGGGACCAGCTCTACGGAGGATACCATCAGAAGGCGGAGGACGTGCTCAAGGTCTTTGAGGATGACAGTAGCGATGAGATGGTCTTGTTAAAGGACGTCGAGTTCTACTCCACTTGCGAGCACCATATGCTTCCCTTCTTCGGGAAGGCTCACATAGCATACCTGCCGAATGGAAAGGTTGTTGGGATATCTAAGCTTGCGAGGATATTAGAAGTGTACAGTCGCAGACTTCAGATCCAGGAGAGATTGTGCCAACAGATCACAGGGGCGATCATGGATTGTCTACAGCCTCGTGGAGCTGCTTGCGTATTGGAAGCGAAACACTTCTGCATGACCTCTCGAGGTGTGGAGAAACAGGAGAGTAAAATGGTAACCTCCAGCCTCGTCGGTGCCTTCAAAGAGGATGCAACAACACGAAGCGAGCTGTTCTCACTCATAGATTAGGAGGTGGTATGTCCTTCAGAAAAGAGATCATGGTTCAGACACAATTCGTCGCCCTACACCAATGGGCTGACGCGCCGATCGAGGTAGCTTGGTTAAGACATCCTCACCGCCATGTCTTCTACGTCAAGATAGGCATCCCAGTTGACCATAACGACAGGGACCGAGAGTTCTTCATCGAACAGGAACGATTGAAGAAGATAGTACAGAAATGGGAAGGGAAAGGCGAGGCGTTCTCTATGAGCTGTGAGATGTTCGCGGAGGATATCCTGAAGGCAACACCTTACGCAACCTGGTGCGAAGTATGGGAGGATGGAGAAAATGGAGCAAGACTACAGCGGAATGAAGGTTAAGACTTGTATCATCGACCCAGTGAGTTCACAGTTCAACAGGGGAGGGTTTTGTTACTTCCCGTTTGTCTTGGAAGCAGCAATCGAGGACTCATTTCTGATTGAGGAGTTCGGTGCAGCTGAACTAGACAAGCTTCCACAGGCGGAGGAGTACCTGATTGCTTTGTGGAGCTACCCTCAGATCGAACACGTCGCGGCGATGCTTCAATTCTTACCGAAGGGAAAGGCGAGGGTGTTTGGTTACAATCCCTTGATCACCGCCATGGGATTCCCACTGTTCCGGCCTTCCGATGATCTGTTGAAGGCTGGGTTCGGTGCATTCGTAAAGCGTCAGCATAAGTACAAGACAATCCTGTACTCGGACTCCGATATGCACCTATCGAATCTGGTCAAGGAGGGCAACCGCCTTTGGCCATTCTTTACCAGTCATGGGTGCCCAAAGGGTTGTGCATTCTGTCCTGCAACAGTGAACCAACACAAACGGATTGTCCTGGACTTAGAAACGGTCAGGGAGAATCTGATCTGGATGGGAGAGCACGGAGAGCCCAATCTTCACTTTGGTGACGAGGACTTCTTCTTCGACATCGAAAGAGCAAAAGCCATCTGCGACATCCTTCTTGAACTCAACTACGATTGGAACCTGGTAGTCCTTGCAGAGAGGATGACCTTGTTGGCTTTCATCAGGAAATATGGGAGTGAGATCCTAAAGCAGGCGGGGTTCAAGCTCCTCGAGGTCGGACTAGAGACAGCAGATCCTATGCTCTCAAAACAGATGGGCAAACCAGGACCTAACCGCGCTGCTCGGTTATATGAGGTGTGTGAGGTTCCTATCCTGTGGCTTTGCATTACATTCTTTCCTGGTGAAACCATACAGACCCTGAGAGCTTCTGGAGACTTCCTCCGTCAGTATGGTCTTGATCCAGACGCCTTGACTCCTCGGATCGCCGGCAATGGGACATACGGCGGGCTGGGTCAGTTCTTCCAACCGTACCATGGGACGAAGGGGTTTGAGGACCTGCCGACACAAGGCATCTCGCTCACGCCCCGACCAACAAGACTCCTTCCTTCCTACTTACCTTATTCCTTCCTCGATCAGAAGATTACGACTTGGAATGGGGTGAGGGAGGAGGACTGGAGATGGTATGAACTCTACCAGGTGCGTTTGCCTTCGGAAGCTGTCGTAGGGCACCAGATCCAGACAGCAGCGACGAAATTCTACTCCACTTTGGCAGAGGGTTGTATGTCATTGGCTATCGCCGCGAAGACAGGAGCAATCGAATGAGAGTCATCCAAATGCCCATCGAGCCATTGGAGGAACGATACTCTGCTCAGTGGAGGGAGTGGTTTAGTTGGTTCTGGCCTCCGACGAGCGAGACCTCGTTTGTCGATGTTCCTACACTGACAAAACGGATAGAGGTTGGATCCTTCCTCGATGTCTATGGAACCTGTTGGTTCAAGGCGACTCAGATGGCGGACCTCATTGGACGGATGTATTCTTCAGAGTTTGGGGAGGAGGATGATGATTGGATTCTGTTTCATGACCTCTGGTCTCCAGCGGTGTTCCACCTAGGCTACATCCGTTCCTGTGCTGGTCTTAAATTCAAGATCGCCGGATGTCTCCATGCTGGTTGCTGGGACCCAGCGGACTTCCTATCACAGAAAGGGGTAGTGTCTTGGGCAGGGAAGATGGAGCAGTCCTTGTTCGATGTGGCGGATAGGGTGTTCGTAGCAACCAAATTCCACAAGGACCTAATCCTCAACTCTCACATTGGCCAAGTACTAACACAAGACCACCTGGGCCTGATAGATAAGATCAAGGTAACGGGCTTCCCAATCTTCCCTGAGGAAGGAGCCGACCAAGTAAAGGATCCTCACCTCATCGTCTTTCCTCACAGGATGGATCCAGAGAAGCAACCGGAGAAGGTCGCGGAGCTGCGGAGGATGCTTGGTGGAGGTTACGAGGTGGTCTGTTCGAAGGAGGTCACGTCAAGCAAGAAAGAGTATTATGCCCTCCTTCGTAAGGCTGGTATCTCTGTATCCTTTGCTAAGCAGGAGACCTGGGGTATCGCTATGCAGGAGAGCTTGTTTGCAGGATGTATCCCTTTCGTACCTGATAGACTTTCCTATCAAGAGATGTACCACCCAGGATTGCGATACAGCACTATGGAAGAACTGAAGCTGAAGATCCTGGGACTGCCTGATCCACTCATCACCGATGCAGCACAACAGACGAGAAACCAACTGCGAGAGAAAGGAAGATACGCAATCTCAAACATAGAAAAGGAGATGAGAAGCTATGTCGGTGAAGATCTTCTTTGACTGTGGAGCACCATCCCTATACAACCGATTCTCGAAAGTACGCCAAGGGGATACGGTTATGGGGTCTAGTATGAAGAACAGGAAGTGGGACGACTTCTCCTACGTAGAGACGGAGGAGTACAAACTCTATCGACAAGGATATGTGGATTGGATTAAGCAACATGAGGAGGTAGTAGCAGGCTATTCCAACCTAGACGTTATCAACAACCCTGAGCTGACCTACGAGAATCAGAAGTGGCTAGAAGCTCAGGGAGTACATCCTCTACCCGTTTGGCACTTCGGCGGAGGAGACGTCAAATGGCTACGACGCTACATCGATGAGGGATACGACTACATCTGCATAGGAGGGATGCATCCGACTAGAGCATCTGTTCTCATTCCTGCGTTAGACAGGTTGTGGCAAGATGAGCTGACAGATAAGGACGGCATGCCTAGAGTGAAGGTCCATGGGTTCGCAATGACGTCTTTCGATATCATGTACAGGTATCCATGGTACAGCGTCGACAGTAAGACATGGATAGATACCTCACGCTTCGGCAGGATCTTTGTTCCTTTCCCAAAGAAAGGGAAGCCAGACTGGAAGCGTCCCATGCAGGTATCGGTGACCTATAAAGCATTGCAAGGAAAGACAAAGAGGAAAGAGGAACACCTGTTCTACATGCCAACCCATATAAGAAAATACATCATCCGTTTCCTCGAGAGTATTGACGTCCCACTAGGCAGGAGTGAGATCAAGAAGGTGGGACCAGACTATAAACTGAGAAGGCGAAAAGAGCTTTGGCACAAAAAGGGAGAGGAAGTAGAAGTCATCTTGGAGCATGGGGTTACGAACACATTGCACTATAGGAAAGACGTGAACATCATCCTATACAAGGAGCTGGAGAAGATCATTCCTGAATGGCCTTGGAGCATATTCAGGACGGTGAAGCCAGGCAGCGGGAAAGGACTGTTCAAGTGATCATCTACCTAGCAGGAATATCGAACAACGTTCGATACATGAAGAACAAGAGGCTTTATGAGCATGTACTGTTCTCTAGGTTCAGGTTCTCCCACAGGAATCTGCGTGTACTGAGCAAGAAGAGGAGACGGGAAATCGAAAGGAGTAAGCATGAGGATGAATAGGAATGACCTGCTCGAGGTGCTTCGCCGAGGAGACTATGGGATCGTAAAGACTGAGACATTGGAGCAATCGAATTGCTTCATCTTTCAGGATGGAATGATGATCACATTCGATGGGGAGACCATGGCCTCGCTCGAATTCGATGTTGGGTTCGAGGCTGCGGTTCCGGGCGAGGACTTTCGTAAGGTTTTGCAAGGGGTTCCCGATGAGGAAATCGACCTGTCAGTCCAAGGGAGCGAACTCATCATCAAGGGGAAGAACAAACGAGCAGGGATCACTGTCGCCCAAGAGATTGTGCTTCCCTTCACCGACGTACCTACTCCGGGTAAGATGCATCGCGTCTCCGAGGAACTCACCAGACACCTGGTTCAGGCGTCACGGATTTGTTCTCACGACCATTCCAATCCACGGACGACCCACGTACATATCACGCCTTCCCTTGTAGAAGCAACCGACGGGAACAGACTATACAGGGCCCGTGTAGACACTGGTCTGCAGGGAGAGGTGCTTATACCTGCGTCTCCGCTGGAGAACATAGGCAGAACGAACCTCACAAAAGCTTCAATCCAGGAGGGGTGGTTCCACGCAGAGACAGAGGACAATACATTCCTTTCCGTCTGCTGTGCTCTGCTCGACTACTTCGACGCGGAAACGATGGACAGGATCCTTGACGTGCGGGGAGAAAAGATCAAGCTTCCTGAGACATTGAAGGACGTCCTTGAACGTGCCTCCGTCATGGAGGAACAAAGTGCATCTGGAATTCTGTCGAGGGAAGCCCACATCACAATAAGGAAGGGCATGATCGTTGTGAAAACGGAGAAGGAGGGAGGCTGGTATCAGGAGAGAGAGAAGGTCAAATACTCGGGAGAGAAAATTGCCTTCACAACGAACTCGGATCTTCTACACGACATCCTCTCCCGATCACATCAAGTGGAGATAGGTGGGATGAAGATGAAGATCACCGATGAGGATACCGAGTTCGTAGTGAACCTGGAGAAAAGCTGATGGGATTCTTTAGCATCGAAGAGTTAGAAGGAGGGGAGGTCCTCCATTCCCTGCTTCCCCTCTGTGGTAAATGCGGTCTCCACAAAGGATGCTTCTCTCCACGAATGGAACCATCGGGAACAGGGGAGAAGAAGATACTGTTCATTGGAGAGGCTCCAGGGGAGGAAGAGGACAAGCAAGGATGTCCATTTGTAGGGCCATCAGGACAACTCCTGCGAGATCTCCTCTCCGAGATCCCTATAGACATGGACGAATGTTCCGTGACAAACGCAGTCATCTGTCATCCTCCTAAGAACAAGCTGTCTCCAAAGGTATTAGGATACTGTAGACCAAACCTGCTCCGGACAATCGATGACCTGAAACCCAATGTGATCATTCCCTTAGGGATGACCGCAACGAGTGCTCTGCTGGCAGATGAATGGAAGAAGGATGTAGGAGCTATATCCAGATGGGTAGGGTGGAAAATCCCGTTTCATACCTACTCCGCTTGGGTCTGCCCTACCTACCATCCATCCTACCTGTTACGTCAAAGGCATGGAGGTAGGGAAGACCCTACACTTAGGAAAATAATGGTCGACCATCTATCCGAAGCAGTGCTGAAGAAGAAGGTTTCATTGCCAACAGACACACTCGACAGACTGAAAGCTCAGGTGGAGGTGATAGACAAACCAAAACAGGCATATCTGAGGTTGAAGGACTTATCAAGAAAGAAGGGGTACCTGTCCTTTGACTATGAGACTACTGGGGTCAAGCCCGACAGGAGAGGGCATGAGATTGTGACTGTGGCCTTCTGTCTCGATGGGGAGGACACCTTCTCCGTACTACTCCATCCACGACACCACAAAGTGCTGAGCAAGATTCTCCAGTCAAAGCGACTACGGAAAGTGGCACATAACCTGAAATTCGAACAACGGTGGACTCATGCAATCCTTGGGCATGATGTGACGCCTTGGTATAGAGATACGATGCTTGATGCTCATAGGCTTGATAACCGTCCTGGAGTAACCTCTCTGAAGTTCCAGGCGTTTGTCCGTCTGGGAATTCCTGACTACTCAAGTCACATTGCGCCTTACCTCAGATCGTCAACAAGGGATGGCTTCAACCGTATCAGAGAGGCTCCAATAGAACCTCTCCTTATGTATAACGGACTTGATAGCTTATTGGGATACAAGATTTTAATCCATCAGCAAAAGGAAAGATCGGCATGAATAATCTTCCTCATACGGAAGAAGCATATGACCTGCTCCATCAAGGAGCAATTGCTCTTGCTCAGGTCGAGGCCAATGGCATCCGGATAGATACCGAGTATCTAGACAGGACAATGGAGAGGTTGGATACGAAGATAAAGCGTCTGCAAGGATCATTACGATCCTCAACAGTAGGGAAGGTGTGGGAAACCTACTACAAGGAAAGGACAAATTTCGATTCTAACACTCAACTAGGAACTATTCTGTTCGACGTGCTTGGGCATGAGTGTCCTGCAGAAACAGCGTCAGGAAAGCACAAGACGGATGAGAAGACTCTTGCGACGATCAATCACCCATTCGTCAAGCGGTGCATGACCATTCGTAAGATGCAGAAGACCCGCAACACCTTTCTCCAGGGCATCCACCATGAGGTAGTCCCCGCAAAGTTCTTCAATGGATCGGTATGGGAAACGGGAGGTCTGATCCATCCTGTATTCAACCTCCATCTGGTTAAGACGTTCCGGTCCTCTTCTGACTCGCCAAACTTCCATAATTTCCCAGTGCGTGATCCTAAGATAGCTAAGATCATTAGGCAAGCATTTATCGCACGACCAGGTCATCGTCTCGTTGAGATAGACTACAGTGGGATCGAAGTGCGTGTTGCTGCCTGTTATCACAAGGATCCTCGCATGTTGTCATATCTCAATGACAACTCCACAGACATGCACAGGGACATGGCCATGGAAGTGTACCTGCTACCACAGGAGGAAGTCACTAAGACCATTCGCTACTGCGGCAAGAATGGGTTTGTGTTTCCTGAGTTCTATGGGAGTACCTACACAGAACGTGCGCGAGAGTTGTGGGGTATGATAGGAGAGTTAAATCTTACCCTTGAGGATGGGACCAGTCTGTACGATCACCTAGAGTCCCATGGCATCCGTGGACTAGGGGAGCTGGGGGAAAATGGCAGACCCCCTCGTGGGTCATTTCTTGCTCATATCCAGAGTGTGGAGAATGACTTTTGGGAAAGGCGATTTAGAGTGTATCACCAGTGGAGGAATCGCTGGGTAAAACAATATAGGGAACGGGGATGGATACTGTCAAAGACTGGGTTTATCTGTCAGGGATACATGCTCAGGAATGAGATCATCAACTATCCAATACAAGGGTCAGCATTCCATTGCCTACTATGGAGTCTCATCCGTCTGCAGAAGGAGATAAAACGACGAGGGATGAAGACTCTGCTTGTCGGACAGATCCATGACAGCATCGTTGCAGATGTGCCCGACGAGGAACTCGGTGACTACTTGGCCTTAGCAAAGAAGGTCATGACCGTTGACCTGAAGAAGGCGTGGAAATGGATCTGTGTTCCTATAGAGATAGAAGCAGAGGTAACTCCTGTCGATGGGAACTGGTATCAGAAGAAAGAGGTAGAGATATGAAAGAAGTCTTCTGTGGGATTAGCGTTGGAATTACACTTTGTATGTACCTGAGGAGGAAAGGACTATGAGCAAGGAGCTGTACAAACGACACCGACCGAAAACGCTGAAGGATATGGTAGGAAACGAAGCGACTGTCCGCACCTTAATGAATATGCTCAAAAGACAGACCTTGCCACATACCTGCCTCTTTCACGGTCCGTCAGGTTGCGGCAAAACTACACTAGCTCGCATACTAGCCAAGGAATTGGGATGTAGCCAAATGGACCTACGAGAATTGAACTGCTCCGACTTCCGTGGAGTCGATACCATCAGGGACATTGCTAGGAAGATAAACATGGCTCCTACTGGAGGCGACTGCAAGATTTGGTTGATGGACGAAGTTCACCAGATGACAAAGGATGCACAGAACGCCGCATTGAAAATCCTTGAAGATACCCCTTCCCATGTGTACTTCTTCCTCTGTACTACCGACCCACAGAAAATCATCAAAACAATACGCACAAGGTGCTGTGAGATTCCAGTAGAGCGGCTATCCACTGATCTGATTAAGAAGCTGGTAGCTAAGGTTCTGAAAAGGGAGAGGGAAGCTTTGGACATGGATATGGTGGCTGACCTGACCGATGCTGCTGACGGATCTCCTCGTCGGGCTTTGGTCATTCTAGACCGAGTGCTTAACCTACCGCCAGAGGATAGGGCAGCGGCCATCAAAGAAGATCCGGAAGAGAAGGAGGTAATTGATCTTTGTCAGGCTTTGCTCCGTGGGAAGTCCTGGTCTACCGTTGCTAGAATCCTGAAGGATCTAAAGGCAGAACCAGAATCGGTTCGGCATACTGTGCTTGGATATGCAAGGACCTGCATCCTTGGGAATAATAAGGCGACGCAGGAACGAGCAGCAGTTATCATCGACACCTTCGCCGATCACTTCTACGATTCAAAAGCGGCAGGACTGGCACTTGCGTGTTACGATGTGATAGGCAAATAGGTCATCGAGGATAATACGTTAAAGGGAGGTAATGTATGAGCAACGATTTCGAAAAGGACCTAGCGATTGACCCAGCGAAGTTGGATGTGGAGGCTGGCCTACAAGGGGAACTGTTCTTCAAGTGGGCGGAGAAGGCAGTCGAAGCTAGAAAGGATGCAGATTACGCAAAGTTCCATCTGGAAGTGACTGTCACAGACACATCCATCAAGGCCCGAAGGGACCCTGGGTCCTTTGGGCTCAGCAAAGCGACCGAGGGTGCGATCGACACCGCCGTCAAGGCCTCCATCGAGTACAGGGAGGCATACGATGAATGGATCGAGAAGAAGGCGGCTTCAGCGTTACTGGACAAAGCGGTCGAAGCGATGGAACAGAGGAAGAGAATGATAGAGATCCTAGTCACTCTCCATGGGCAGCAATATTTCGCTGGTCCCTCTGTCCCGCGGAACTTGGTTGAAGCTTGGAACGAGGTGAAAGGAGGACGAGATGAAGAGGTGAAGAAGAAGACACGAAGGAGAAAGAAAGGAGGCACCAGCAATGGATGATGTGCTCAGGGGTTTGTCATGGCTGGGACTGGTATTGTTTTCCCTGTTTTGGATCTATGTCGCTGTCAGAATGGCTGGTAGAGCAGTCATCCGAACCTTGGGCGATTACAGAGAGACAATCGACAACAGAAAGGTGAGTACCAATGGCAAGAAGGAAGGATAAGAAGAAAAGGCGGAGGCTTTCCAGAGACGAGGTGAGACAAAAGACTGTAGCATCCTCCGGCGGTGGAGGGAACTGGTTCAATCTTCCTGTCGGGGTTGATACCTGGGCACCGGAGAAGGCAGGGACGGCCCTGTTGGACATTGTCCCTTACATCACGACGAACCACTTCTCCTTCAACAAAAAAGGACTCCTTGTTCCCGACTGCGACCCTGGCGTGATCTGGTACAGACGTCACTTCAGAATCCACTACGATGTAGGGCCAAGCGGAGAGTCAATTGTCTGTCCTACATCGGTCGGGAAGCCTTGTCCTATCTGCGAAGAGGTGAAAGTACTTCGGAAGGACTGGGACGAGAATGAAAAGATCATCAGAAGTCTCATGGGACAGAAGTGGGCGGCGTTCAATATCATCAACCCGGATGATGATGATGGGATAGCCATCCTGGCGATGTCCGTAGGGAAATTTGACGACAATCTTGTGAAGGAGTTAGGGGAGGCAGAAAAAGACCTCTATAACTTCTGGGATGTCAATGAGGATGGCAGGACATTGAAGGTCAGGTTCTCTAATGAGGACTTCGAAGGACGCAAGTACATCGCTGCGACCAGGTTCGACTTCCAGCCCAGGGATGAGATGGATGAGGATGAGATCCTCGGACGGACTGTTAACCTTGATGAGATGTTCGTCGTGATGGAGTACGATGACCTGAAAGCGATGTTCCTCGAGGAGGGAGGAGAAGAGGAGCCAAAGGAGAAGCGTAAGACGAAAAAGTCAAAGTCGGAACCTGAACCTGAACCTGAACCTGAGGAGGAAGCGGTAGACGACGACGAATGGGATGATGACGACGAATGGGATGATGAGGAAGAATGGGATGATGACGACGAATGGGATGATGAGGAAGAAGTAGAAGAGGAGGAAGAAGTAGAAGAGGAGGATCCTGAACCTGAGGAGGAAGCGGTAGACGACGACGAATGGGATGATGACGACGAATGGGATGATGAGGAAGAATGGGATGATGAGGAAGAGGTAGAAGAGGAGGATCCTGAAGCTGAACCGCCGCCAAAGAAGAAGGCGACAAAGAAGAAGGCGACAAAGAAGAAGGCGAGCGGGCCCGTTTGCAAGGCTTGCCAAGGAACTGGGAAGAACTCAAAGGGACGTCCTTGCGCACCTTGTAATGGAACAGGAATCCTGCAGAAGAAAACAAGCGCAACCAAAAAGAAGACTGGGACAACGAAGAAGCGGTCTCTCAAACGCCGCTCTAGCAAGTAGTAGAAGACAATCATTCAGGACAGGCGGGGCGGAGACAATCTGCCCCGTCTGTTTCACTTTGGAGGGATGATGGCAAACGACGCAAAAAAGGTATTGGCTGCAGGAAAGAGGAAGAAGCGTCGGGTGGTAAAGGAGAGCAAGCCTGACCTGCTCTCCAGCGGATCAACCCTACTCAACCTCGCCTGCACGAACAATCCATTCGGAGCCTTTCCGAAAGGGAGGTATGTTTGGTTCGTTGGAGACTCTACTAGTGGGAAGACATTCCTGTCCTTAACCTGCTTTGCTGAGGCGATCAGAGACATCAATTTCCGTCACTACCGATTGATCTACGATGATGTCGAGGGAGGATGTATGATGGACATCCCACGCCTCTTCGGAAACAAGACTGCGAGCAAGATCAGTCCTCCAGCGAAGGACGAGAACGGGGAGCCTGTGTTCTCCTCCACCATCGAGGAGTTCTACTACCACATAGACGACGCGATCAAAGAGGCAAGGAAGCCTAATGGGCATCCATTCATTTACGTTCTTGATAGCATGGATGGGTTGTCCAGCGAAGCAGAACAGGACAAATTCGAAGAGCAGAAGGATGCCTACAGAAGAGGACGGATTACTGCTGGATCCTATGGGGATGGTAAGGCCAAGAAGAACAGCTCAGGAGTTCGGGTGGTCAAGAATGGACTGCGGGATACGGACTCCATCCTCATAATCATCTCCCAGACGAGAGAAAATCTAGGAATGGGATTTGAGAAGAAGTCCGTCAGTGGAGGGAAGGCACTGAGGTTCTATGCAGCATTAGAGATCTGGACCTCTCTAGCAGGTGCTATCAAGAAGAAGGTGAGAGGAAAGGATCGGAAGATTGGTATCCATGCCAAAGCCGTCCTGAAGAAGAACCGGGTTACTGGGCTTCTCAACGATGGAGCCATCATAGACATCTACCCATCCTATGGGATCGATGATATTGGAGGGTGTGTCGACTTTCTGGTATCAGAAGGGTGGTGGAAGAAGAACAAGCAGTCCATCATGGCAACAGAGTTCAAGGTGACCTGTACCCGTGAGAAGCTTATCGCTTACATCGAGGAAAACAAACTGATGCGACAACTCCAAAGGATAACAGGACGGTGCTGGAAAGAGATCCAACAAGACACCTGCCTGAATAGACCGAAGAGGTACGATGATGTGGATCCTGGTTGATATATCTTACCTGGCTCACAGAGCCAGACACTCTCTCCGGGGTATGGTGATGGAAGATATCCCGACGGGGATCCTGTTCGGTTTCTTCGATCAGTTGCTTTCTATCTGTCAAACCCAGTGGATACAGTCGAACAAGGTGTTGTTGTTTGGCGATTCGCGCAGGTCGTACAGGATGAAGGTCTTTCCCGACTACAAACGAAAGCGGAAGGAGAACAGAACAGAGGAAGAAAAGGAACAGATCTCTATCATGTACCACCAAGTGGACTACCTTCGGAGGGACATTCTTCCTGCTATAGGATTCCCTGTTTACGGACAGAAAGGATTGGAGAGCGACGACCTGATTGCCTGGACGGCTGGGGAACTAGGCAGGAGGAAGGAGAAGGGAGTCATCATCACAAGCGATGGGGATTTGTACCAGAGCATCAATGAGGATGTTTGCTGGTATGACCCACAAAGAGGGATCCGACATAACCCTACATCATTTCGACGTCTGAAGGGAGTCCATCCAGATGACTGGGGAAAGGTGAAGGCAATGGGAGGATGTTCCTCTGACGGTGTACCAGGGATCTCAGGTGTGTCTGAGAAGAGCGCTATTGCCTTCATCCGTGGAGAGCTCCCTACTCACTACAAACGCTATAAGGCAATCGACCGTGCGCTTACGTCAGGCTCTCTGTCCTACTGGAAATCCCTCACGGTCCTTCCTCACCAAAAGACCAAGCCCGTGAACATAAGACCTCCAGTATACAACCCCTCCGCCTTCTTCTCTTTCTGTGAGGAGTATGGAATCTTGTCCTACCTGGAGGACCCTGGGAGATCAAAGTGGAATCGTTTCTTCAGTGAACAGTGGGATATCAGGAAGCCAAGGAGGAGAAGGCATGGGAGGAAAAGGCGCAGCATATGAACGGGAAGTCTGTCGACTCTTGTCGCTATGGTGGAGTGGAGAGGAAAGAGATGATCTCTTCTGGCGGTCAGCGAACTCCGGAGCCATGGCTAAGACAAGGAGCAAGGTAGGCAAAAACACATTTGGTCAGTATGGCGATGTGCAGGCTACCGATCCAGAAGGCCAACCTCTCCTAGATGTATTCACCATTGAACTCAAGAGAGGATATAACCATACAAGTTTCGCTGACATGCTAGACAAGAGAGAAAAGGCCGCTGAGCAACTATGGGAAACATTCTTTCATCAAGTTAGACAGGATACTGAGAATGCCAGGTCCTTAGCATGGATGGTTATCTGGAGGAGGGATAGGAGAGAGGCGATTGTCTTCCTTCCTCCCTGGATAATAGCGTGGATGGTAAAACAAGGAAACCATCTTCCTAAACCGTACATAAGGGCAGAGATCGAATTGAAGAATGGACCATGTCTCAAAGTTTTCGCCTGTAAACTGGAGACCTTCTTAGAAAGCGTACACCCTTCATCTGTGACAGAGTTATTGAGAAAAAGAGTAGGGTAGAACAAAGAATCTTTCAAATGCCTTCTACTCCACAAAGACGGGCACAAAGACGAAATGAGATTAGGGACAAGGTTCGCAGAATCAAAGAAGAACGCAAGTGCAAAGAATGTGGAGAAAGTGATCCCGAAAAATTGCTGTTCCACCACCGCCCTGGACAAGAACACAAGTTTTGGATACATGAAGGACTACGGGACAGGAAGTCAGAGAAACAGATCATGGCTGAAATCGAAAAGTGTGACGTGCTTTGTTTCCGTTGTCATAGAAGGTGGCATTACGAGAATAGTAAGGCAGGACAACTAACTACTGAATTGATGGGTATTCTGAAAGGAAAAAGAAGTGCTTGAAACACTGACCATATCCAAATTCCAACCCCATGGTCTCTTGCGGATTGAACTAGGACCTACTATCACCTCCATCGTCGGACCTACAGATGCAGGTAAGTCTTCCATCCTAAGAGCCCTCTGGTGGAACATGACGAATGAACCAAAAGGAGACGCTTTCATCAAGGACGGTGAGAAGGATGTGCTGGTCTGCTTAAACTTTGAGGGGCACCAAGTAGATCGCTACCGAAGTGCGTCAGAGAATATATATAGACTGGATGGCCAGGAGTTCAAAGCTTTTGGGAATGACGTGCCGCCAGATGTTGCTGCTGCGCTTAATGTAGGGCCCATAAATTTCCAAGGACAACATGATGCACCGTTTTGGTTCTCAGAAACGGCGGGAGAGGTTAGCAGACAGCTCAACCAGATTGTAGACTTAGGAGCGATTGACTCAGCACTGTCCGCCATCGATTCGACTATCAGGAAGGCTCGTTCGGCTGTCGAAGTGATCAGCGAGAGACGAGACGAGTTGAAGGAAAAAGGCAAGGGATTGCGATGGATCAAGAAGGCAGACGAACAGATGTGTCAGGTAGAGACCTTGTACGACAGTCACGTTGCCAAGGCTGCAGATAAGACCAGGCTAGAAATGCTCATACAACAGGTTGAAAAATACGATGAAAAATCTACATCTCTCACCAGGGCCTACAAGGGCCTGACAAAGGTTCGGGATCTTGGAGAGACGTGGGAGTCGTGTGCGACACGGACAGCAGATTTGAAGGGTAAAGTAAAGGGCCTCACGGGGTTAGCAGCCCTAGCAAACCAGTCGGTACCACCATCCCTGGCCACATTGGAGGCAAAGGCGCATGAATGTAGGGACAAGACCATCAGAAAGAGAGCACTAGCAGTCCTCATCACACAGCTGCAGGAAGGAGATCTGTCGATATGCCAGCGAAGAAGCGAACTCTCAAACGCAAAGAGCGAGTTGAAAAAAGCAATGGGAGATCGGTGTCCCCTATGCGGAAGCAAGATCAGGACCAGGTGATAGGCATCTGTTGTTCCGACATCCATCTTTCTTCAAAGCCGCCTCGAGCAAGGCGGAAGGAGAAGGACTGGTTCGAGGCAATGGCAAGGCCCTTGGAGGAACTGAGGGCTTTGGCTACCAGGTATGATGCTCCAATTATCTGTGCTGGTGACGTCTTCGATCATTGGAGGGCGGAGCCCGAGCTGATCAACTTCGCCTTGAACTGTCTGCCCGAGATGTTTGCCATTCCAGGACAACATGATCTCCCCTTACACAATATCGACCTGATCAAGAAATCAGCCTTCTGGACGATGTGCTTGACCGATAAGATTACTCCCGTCCTTCCTGGATTGCCTCTAGAAATTGCACCGAACCTGGTAATCCATGGATTTCCTTGGGGAACCCCTCTGCAAGCAAAGGAGGAACTCGTTTCAAAGAAGCTTCATGTGGCTGTGGTCCATGAATACTTCTGGACGGACAAGCATCGCTACCCTGGAGCTGCTGACAGACAGAGCATTGGGAACTGGAGCGCAGACTTCTTCGACACATGGGATGCGGTCATTATTGGAGACAACCACAAAGGGTTCCTCGTTGACGTTAATGGAGTCAACGTGCTGAACTGTGGGGGTTTCATGAGACGCAAATCGGATGAGGTAGACTACGAACCACAGATAGGATTATTGTGCGCAAGTAGGAAAATACTATTGCACAAGATCAAAACAAGCCACGAGAAGTTTACGACACTAGCTGAGGAAGAGGAGGGACTGAGGAAAGCGTTGCGGGTACATGACCTGGAGGATTTCCTTGCAGGTCTGTCCGACTTACAACTCAAGCAGTTTGATTTCATCGATGCTATCGAGTTTGCGTTGAATAGAAAACAGGTCAACAACGATGTTAGGTGCCTGATTCTGCAAGCGCTCGGAAGGGAGTAGCTATGACAAGTATCAAAGACTTAGAGAGACTGAAGAAGCGAGTCGAGGATCTGAAAGGTAAAGTAGAACATGCAAAGGGTGCTAGGGACGAAGCCCTACGTGTCTTGAAGGAGGAGTTCAATGTGAACTCCCTCGAGGAAGCTACAGACTTGCTATCAGACTTATCCGCTGAGGAGGAGCAGTGTAGGCTCGCGTTCGAAGAAGCGATGACAGAATATGAGGAGGAGTGGGGAGGGAAGCTCAATGGGACTTGCTGAGCTAAGAGATCTCCTAGATCAGAAACGACAAGCATATTCCCATGCACTTGCCTCCTACAAGGATGAAGGCAAGGCATTGAAGAAGGCAAGGCAACATTTGGCCAACGCCGAACAGGCACGGGACCTGATCCAGTCTGTCGCTCAAATGGTACAACAAGAGGCACACCAACAAATTGCCGCCGTTGTTACTCGTGGCCTACAAACTGTATTTGATGAACCATACACCTTCCGTATTGATTTTGAGAAGAAGCGAGGCCGCACAGAAGCCAAACTGATCTTTGAACGGGACGGATTGGAACTGGACCCGCTTTCCTCTTCCGGCGGTGGAGTGATAGATGTAGCCGCATTCACTCTAAGGGTGGCTTGCCTCCTACTTTCCCGTCCAGCCGTCCGTCCCGTTCTCCTCCTTGACGAACCTTTCAAGAATGTCTCTAAGACAAACGGATACCTTGACAGAATACCTCAACTATTGGAAGGACTATGTGAGGACTTGGGCATTCAAATCATAATGGTTACCCACATCGATGAGCTAAAGGTGGGGACTGTAGTGGAGGTGGGATGATGGGAATTGATAAGTCATATCTAACAGCGTATGAGGAATGGGAAAGAGCAGGACGGGTAAAATGGATAGAAGAACAGACAGAACGTATTAAACAAGAAGAAGCAACTATCAAAAGACTTGAACATATAGAGGGTGCCGCTAGAGCAGCTGTGCAGTGTTACATTGAAGAGCTAGAATGGCAACAGTTCTGGAAACACACACAATGCAAAGGTGGAAATCTCCTGTATTGTTTAGAACACCTTACACTGGCTTCCCTACAGCGGCAGGGGTCTATGCTGTACCTAGCCCAGGCGTTAGGTGAGGAGGTAGGATGATGGAAACATTTAGAACAAACCAAACTGCCAACCACCTAATTGAATGGTCTAAAGCATTAGACAGATTGATTCAAGTGGCTGAAAAGGTTTACACAATCGCTGATGTCTTGTTAAAAATGGATATGGCTTTCGGTGAATTTGGTGATCTTGGAAGGATTAAACTGATCCAGGAATTGGGAGATACTCTGGATGAGGTGAAACGATTGAGAGGAGAATAGGTTGACCACTGTGTTCATTCGATGTGATGTGTGCAAAGAGACATACCCAGCAGCTGAGGTTCGATGGTATGGACGCAGGAAATTGTGCTTTGAGTGCAAACAAAAGAGGGACCAGATCAGGAAAATGAACAGAAAGAAGAGGAGGAACAAATGAACTTGAAAGAGATGTTCTGTCCTTGTTGCGGTGTCTTACGGTTGGAGGGTTGTGACATCCTCGACAAAACATTTCAGCTGGAACTGAAGTGGGAATTCTACCACAGAAATAAGGGACAGCCTATAGGTCCGCAACTGGAAGTGTCTAGCGGCTACCGTTGCGCCGAGCACAATGAAGAGGTAGGCGGTTCAGAACATAGCCAACATCTACTTTCCAGGGCCATGGACATTCGGAAAAAGGACCGTACCCCTTTCACAGATGAAGAGGCAGAGACATTGAAAACCATAGCTGAGGAATTGGAATTCACTGGGATCATCCTATACTCCCATCACATCCATGTGGATACTAGGGAAGGGACTCCATACAAAGCAAACAAAAGGAATGAGGGATGAAAATGGAAATCTGGAAATGGCAACTCTCACCTGACTCACGAACGGTAAACGAGATAGACATGCCCAAAGGCGCACAGATATTGGATGTGCAGACACAAACCGGTATCCCTTGTATATGGGCATTGGTTGATCCTTCCCAACCCAAACAATCCAGGAGTATCTGGGTCTTTGGGACTGGGCATAAAATACCAGAAGGATTAAGGCTGAACTATATTGGAACATACCAAACCGATATTGGCGCATATGTCTTCCATGTATTTGAGGAGGTTAGGACGTGAAGGATAGCGTCAACTTCTGGTCAAAAAAGATAGTGGATCTGTGCCGCCAACGCGACAATACACGACAAGCCCTCTGGGAGGCGCTGGAAATGATCGAACTGGCGACAGAGCAGGCGCACGAAGGGGGAGTGGATTGCGAACAGATGATGGCGTTTGTCGAGCGAACGCGCAAGACGCTAGAGGGAGGCGAGGGGTGATGGCGCTTGGGCATGATTTTCCTCGTCACGAAACCGCCAAGGTGAAAGTGGAAAGGGGCACGGAATGAACCAGAACGACTATCAGCGGTATTTGAATGAACAGGAACAACACCGAGCCTGGCTGCACAGAGAGGGCGGGCACCGAGGAGATTTCCGAAAACTAGACCTCTCCCACGCCAACCTCTCCCACACCGACCTCTCCCACACCGACCTCTCCCACACCGACCTCTCCGGCGCCAACCTCGACGAGACTGGCATCATTGCCATCCAGGGTTCGAGGCATCGCATTGTGGCCATCTCCCGCGACGAGGTGTGTGTGGGGTGGGTGTGTATGCCACTGAGTATGTGGCTCCAGGAGTATCGCGAGGTGTGCGCCAAGTACAAATACAGCGACCGCGAAACCGGGGAATACGGCGAATGGCTGGCCGTGTTGGACAGCATGATCCCGGACGGGTACATGGAAAGGGGCACGGAAGGAAGGTAGTGATGGAAAATCAAACCGAAGAAAAATGGTTGGGAGGTGTGGCTAAAGGAAGGGACATATACCAACTCAACAAAGAAGGCGGCGTGGATATATCGGAGAATGTTCTGGTGCCTTGGGAAGAATTGGAAAGGGGAATAACCATGAGGATGCTACTCGCAATTATTGGCGGTTGTGTGATCGTTGCTTCTGTTCTATCTGTGGTGGGACATTCACTACTCTTACAACAGGCAGAGATCAATGCTCAAATGAGCGAAGAACGTATCATCTCAGAAATCAAACGGGAGGAATTCGCCATTCACATCCAACAACTGTCATCCGAAGAACGTCTCAAATACATAGCCATCCTTTCCGCAGTGGCTCCCACCCCTAATGCGCCTCATCCTGTTACGGTCCCTGCTACTCCAATCCCTGTTGTGAAAGGAGATGACAAATGATTGATTATTGTGAATGTTGCGGACAAACGATTGGGACATGTCATAGAGTGTGTAAAGATTGTTTCACCACACTCCGAAAAAGGCCTCCCGATTCTCTTTCAATTGAAATGACACAAACCGATAAGAAGGACATCCAGTACACCGTAATATCCTTGGACGCGATAGAGCAGCTAATCCAAACTATTGAGAGATTGAGTCGGGAGGTAACTGAACGGAAATAGACCGGAACCCCTCCATCTCAAACCTAACTAACTCTTGTCTCTCCACCACATATCCGAATGGGAACACATCTCCTTTTTCGTACAGGCCCTCCGGGTGATTGTCCCCATGTGGTAATGCTGTCCCCACATCCACCACCGTAACAGAGGCCAAATGAGAATGAGGAGGAACTTTGGCCGTCACCCTGTATCGTTTGTCCACAGATACCCATTGCGTTGATACCAGATCACTGCCCTTGATAGGTCTCTCTGAGCCCCGTATCCTCTGCATTACATACACCCCTACACTATGAGTGTGCCCATGCAGGATGAGAGCCCTGAAATACTTACAAGCGGTTTCGACAGCCCAAGTCAGAACCTTGTTCCTTCCTAATTTCCTCCCCGGCTGAATGAACAGCTCCCCCACAGTCTTGCCCGCATCCAGGATCCAAGAGTCTGCATCAGGATGAATTACATCCTGGATGGTGAAGCCTAGCCTATACGTCTGTTCGTGTAGCCACTTCCTGGCCCCTTTCCCCTTCATCCACCATCTATGTGCCTGGTGCCCGTGAGCCCCCATCACCATGCTATCCTCAGGAAGCCATATGTCACTATCCGGTATCTCCAGCTCTAGTACACCCCTCCATCGTGCATCGTGATTGCCGTGGATATTAAGGTCTGGAAATGAACGAATTGTTTTCCCTTGTGCCAATTGGGTAACAAACATCTTAATGGCTTCAGGTGCCCTGGCAACACTATCGATCAAATCTCCCAGATGTACCAAAAAGATATTGTGGTTGATACCAGCCCTACAAATCCGATGAGTAATAGTGTGCGGGGAGATGCCATTCTTTCCCACACGATCAAACTCATAGTGACCGTAATGCCAATCTGATACCACAACTGTTAAGTCTGTCAGCTTCTCATAAGGCTGTAACTTTGGACCGAACTCTAGTTTCATCCTTCTTACCTCCATCGCATACAGACCCAAAGGGCACCATCGTCTTGAACCTCTCCATTAGCCACTGCGTACACCATTCTCGCTTGATCTTCTGTCCTGGCTTGAATGTAAGTGGCGACTCCTACATGATTGGGCTGTTCGCGCTTGTACCACCCCATCACCATTGGGAACGGTTCAAATGTCTTCACCACACCTTCTGGTAGGATGAATGTCAGGCACTCGCTCCCTCCCCCTCCCCTCAACATGAACACCACATAGGGACCGTTTCCTCTTTGATCCCATTCATACCAATACGTCACTTCTTGGCCCCGACAATCCTGAGTAATACCCAACCATGCGGTGCCCCTATTCCCAGTAGCACGATAGTGGACCCACACATGAAAATCGCCCAGTCTATTCCACTCCACTATAGCAGACCCTCTCCTAGTACCATCAGCCGTAGGATTATATCCAGCATCATTAATTTGGTGCGCCGTAGTGTACCAGTGTGTATCTGCTTTCGCCCAATTGTCAACACCCCAATTGTCCACTCCTCCAGGAGAAGTCCATTGGGTAGTGTTCGCTGCAATTTGGGTAACCTCTCCTGTGATGCAATCTTGGAACTGGATCCATGAACAAGATATCGACCCGTAACAACCCTGACCTCCTTGCCCAGGAACGATATGCCCCGTCGTGACACAAACCCCAATAGGCAGGCCAGAATCATACTGCATGAAAGAATACTCAGGCTCATGCCATACATCCGGAGCAGGTGTAGGAACAGGAGTAGGCGTAGGAGTAGCTAAGAGTTCTGACCCTCCCTGATCCCACCATTCTGTCCAATTCGCCCAATTCACATGGCCACAGCCCTGCGTTAGCAAAAGAGCAGCCAATGTCAATATCCCAAACACAATGAAAAACAATTCCCAGGACACATACACTCTGCCTCTATCCATTGTCCATTTCATGTCATTCCTCCTAGTCCATAAGATAAGCAGCAATGGGCAGCTCCAACAAAGAAGGTGCTATTTGCACCCCGGAAAGGAATCAAGCTGGAGCCACCCATCGCAGACTCTCCTCTATTTTCTCCACCACACGCCCCGTCCCTTCCCATCCGTAATACACTTGATGAATAGGAGCATTCAAGTGGTTCTCTTCATGGTATCGGTCAATATAAATAGGCCAGTAGTCTTTGCCTATGTCGTCTGTCCCCGGTGCTACCATCCCCTCTTTATGAGTAATTAGCACCAGGGGTTTCCCACACATTAGAGCCAGATGTGCCAGACCCGCGTCAGTAGCTACCACCAAGTTAGAATTCAACATGCCTTGTATCGTCTCATCAAGATACCTGACACTTCTGTCCCACGCCGTTCTGCAACCCGTCAATAAGTAAGAGGATTCTGGATGCCCTGCCGCAAACACCTTCATTCTCATTCCCAACAGAGCATCAGTCAAATGCTGCCAATACGGCCAATTCTTGTTGCTACCATATTCCCGTTTCCTAGGACACACGCACACATCAAAACGGCTAGCATCGCGCACCATTCGATACGGGGAGGGCACAAAGTATCTCCTTGGAGTGGCTTTAGTAGCAGGGTAAGGCATGGGTAGAAACTCTACACCATCTCCTATGCGTTCCCGCCATTCTTTCTCTACATCCTTCTCAGGCCTTGCTCTCCTATCTGCATCCTTCCGACGATCAAGATATAAATACTCGCACCCAGGATATAATGCCTCTGTACCCTCTTCTATGATCACCGTCTTAGGAGATGGGAACGCATTTACCCAAGGAGCATGAAACATACACAAGAACCCAAATTCACTGCGATAAGGCAAAAACACCTTCATGCTGAGTACCCTTCCCGTTCCATTACTTCCATCAACTGCTCCCTCCACCATCCCTCTTTTTCTGGTCGCAGTATCACATCCACCCCCGCAGATAACCGGCCTGTACGAGCTGACGCCATTTTGTTACCCCAACTAGTGGACAAGAACTCCTCCAATCGTTGTCTGTTGATTTCGCCGCAGGGCAGCAGTGAAGCTAATTCATCCACGAAACTAGTTCGGTCCTCCGAAGACAGCACCTCATACTTGGCTTCTACCACATGTGTTTCATATTCTCGCCAAGGGTGATCCTGACGTAACCGTCGGATCTGTTCCGCGGTGTTGTTGCTTTCCATCTCAATCCATTCAAGGATGCGTTCATCGCTAGTGAGATGGATGGTTCCAGTAGATGGGACCAAACCCTCCCGAAGTGCATAGAAACTCTTAACAATCTCAATCGGATGTCGAACAGAACGAACAAACACCAAATTGCATTCGGAAAACACTTGCGACAATTGCAACATTCCATAGTCGCACTTCCCCGGATGGAGAACACTAAGTTCCTTCCACTTCTGATAACACACTCCCTCCAAACCCCTACACATTGCGGCAACTACACTAGTCCCTGATCTAGGACAACCATAACTCAATACTACTGTTGGCTTTGCGCTCATCCTGCCTCCTTTATGCTTCGGTGTAACTTCTCCTGGAACGCGGGTTGTTTGTATGTTTTCCTCGACAGCACCCCTACATATGGATCCAATGCTGCACCAACATCTATCAGGTGAGCACAAACTCCCATCTTTCCCAGTCTCCATATGAGGGCATTGCTCGCCAATCCACAAGCGAACAAGGCGAGGTCAAACCCATGCTTTGCCCACTCATCCCAAATCTCAGCGATAACCTCCTCTGCTACATCCCATGTATTGTGTGGAGGAGTAACGAGATGTTTGTGGGTGAACACGGTCAGACGAGCCAGATGGGCTCCACCCACTACTAACACCCTACGTTTTTTGCACAGTCGCAAGAATGGACCAAACTCACCTTTGCAATTGGATCCACTTACTATTTCTTTCCATACCCAAGGTATGGTATTCTCACCATTCTCCACACTCTCAATGCCACGGCAACTAGCATACGTCCTGCCAGAACGATATCGGTATGAACAGGGTCCCACCGTAGGCACAGAATATCCTTTCTTCCTCAACCACTCCTGTGCCGCCTCCATGTGCTTTCGTCCTGGATTGAATCCATAATGGGTAAGAAGAGGAGGGGTGAACGTTTCTTCCAACGCATCCCGCAGCCCTGGCGCATAGTATCGGTCCCCATTACAATTCCAGCCCACTTCGCCCAACAAACAGCTCCACTCCCCATCCCCATAGTTGGCCATGGTAACGAAAGAAGAATGAGAAGATAGTTCATCCACAAGATCATCGATAGTGAGGATCGATTGACTCATAATCCAACCTCTTTTCGCAAGACCGCAATCCTATCCTGTCTGCCACGATGGACCCTGCCCTTGCTTTTGCCTCTGTTCTCCCTGCTAGCTATGGTATGCTCAATGCAAGGGACAGTCCCTTCTGGGTATGCCCAAGGCTTATCGTACACATAGCAGTATTCACCTGGAAGGCGTGTCACCCGTAACCATCCCATTCCCATCTTCAATTGTGATTCAACAATGCTCCGCAGGTTGGCTTGTCCTCCTCCAGCCCAATGGCCCACCGCTTGTTTAGCAGCATTGACCAGCGACCATGTTTTCAACAATTCCCTTGCCTCCTTTGTGTCTCCCCAGAACATGGTCCCGCTCAACATCCAATCATCGTTCCGTGTTTTGTCATATCCACCAGATGGTCCTTGAAACCAGTGCGCGCCAAAGTCAGTATCCAATCCATCAAAGTATGCTGATGGATCAGAATGGAAGAACGCATCTACATCCACACTCACCAAAGGTCCTGTGTACATTTCCCTCATACGATAGATGAAAATTGGTTTCAAAGATACCGCATGATCCCAGTCCGTAGCAGCTCCCACATTCTCCACGTGATGATCAATCTTTAGTTTTTCTAAAGAGGCAACCAACAACTCTGCCTCTTGTGTGTATGGTCCTCCTGTATGATATGCCACTACTCGCATGCTACGCCTCCCCTTCCAAATCCCGCAACGCTTCTTGTCTGCTGGCCACCAATTCTTCATTCCTATTGCGATCTTCTCTGTACTCTCTTGATGCCTGGTAGTGTGTTACGATGGGAGGTGAAGGTGGTCGTCGATATCGGACTTTGGACAGATCGAAGATCCAACACCACTGAGGAGCCAGCTCTGTATTTATCCCTTTTACAGAAGTCAAAACCTGTTGAGGTTGGGAATATCGATGGCAATCCTTTCGGTCTTTCTGCGCCCAATCATCCATAATCCCAGATGCAGCTTGGCCTGAAGAAATCACAATCGTCCCGCTACAAATCTGAGACCCAAACATATGGACGGATACTGGAGGGATGGAGGCTGCTTCCGTCCAGGTGTTTGGGAGTTCCTCTCTTGGGTCCCTGGTAAACCTGGCATCGGCATCGACGAATAACAATGGACGGTCAGGGAACTGCCTACAAAATGATCGAATGATACTGGGCTTCTGCCTGCAAACGTCCTTCCAATATCCTGGAGGGATTGTTTCAATGGTGTACGGCAATCTGTCCCATTGATCAATACTCTTCTTCAATCGTGCTGCTTCAGTGGTGTAAGCAATGTCACTCGTATGAAATGATACCACCATCACCCTCTCCCATTCCCGCATCAATTCCTTTCCCATCGTAACTCCCTTTCTGTTTCTAGTCCTCATACTCCACCCAGCCGGAATTGACTGGTATGGGGATAGCTGGGTCCGCGGATAAAACCAGCTCCGTTGTGGCTGCTTCTGACTCCTCTCCATCCGCTGTCCGATACACAGTGACTGCTCCATAGTACGTCGCATTCCCGTCAGGATATGCACCGACTAGGACCTGCATCACCCCACTGGCAATGCCTCCCGTAACAACAGGTTCGTCCGTACCAGGTACAGGGGCAGAACCTTTCTTCACATATACTTTCCACGTGTCTCCAGGATTGGTGTCCTGATAGAACCCCGGATATCTAGCATAGACCAAGAACGCCTCATTCTCCACACAAGTCATCTGCAACCCAATAGGGGCAGATAGGGCTCCCAATTCCTCATTCCCATCTGAATTGACGGTGATAACTAACACCTTCTGATTTTGGCTCTCCACCCCATATGCATTCCTTTTCCTCATCACTACCCAAAAATTAGTCGTCCCAGAAGGCGGAGGCGTGATAGATACGGAAACAGGTCTAGTAGCAGAGAACCCGTCTGGGCCCTGGGTAAAATCGGGCATTTGATTTTCGCCCACATATACCACATAACCCTCAACTGCGTTATTAGCTATCCTGATCCTGCCTCTGACTTTATTGGTAATTTCCATGGTCGCTTCTGCGCCCTCTCTTATGATGTTCTGTTAAGAGATATCAAAACTGCGCTCCACCAACACCTCTGCATCCTCTGTGGCGACCGTATCTTCAGGCATTTCGCGCTTCCACTGGATACCTACTTGATACCCACTGGGAATCTCACCTATGTCCAAACCCGTGGCTGCTGTTATGCCTGTGTTCCATGCGACCCCTGTTGGAGGGGTGTCCTCATTTGCGAGTGTTTGTATCTCTGGTCCACCAGACCCTTCTGGATCATATACGCCTTTCGAGTCTATCGCTATAGCAATGCCAGGGACAGCATGAAGAGTGTCTGTAGCAGCACCAGCAGAGGGAGTGGTCCCCAATAGACCTCTTCCTGTAGCAGGCACCGTTAACTCTGTAGTAGTGCGTTCGCTGTAATACACTATCTCCCTGGTAGTCTCACCGTTCTTGATATGACAGAAACCCTCCTCCGGCCAATCCTCAAAAGATGCCGCAGACCCAGATATCACTATTGTCCCTGCACCGGATGCTCCTAATTGAGTGTCGTCTGATACTTGAGCGGTGCCTAATTCTCCTATCCAACGCTTGAGCAGGGTTACCACCCCACTGGAAACATTTTTCATGATGGTAGATCTGTAATTAACATCTCCTGCTTCCGCCTCTTCTGAAGTCACATCATCCATTCCAAACAGGTTATTGGCACGCCGACTAAGCGTAATGGTGGCAGATCCAGAAAGGGCAACCGCGGAGGTCCTGGTAACACGGAGATATGCCCCTGGACTGCCGCTGGTTTCTACCACCTTTGTCTCTCCATTCAAAATATTGACATTGGAGCCATATTCCCCTCCTGCGCACTTCCAGCGCAACGTATTATCTCCTACCACATCCAGCGTCCCATCTCCTACCTCATTACCACCTGACGCAAAGTCAATAGTGATATTCCCAATAGGGTTTGTGATGACAACATCCATCGACTGGGCTTCAGTAGATGATCTACAATTACCCAACGATGCATCTGGATCGGTCTGGACTCCTCCATCACTCGATGCCCCTGTAAGATACTCACGGAGCCCATCTGCTCGTTTGTATTGCGATGGCATAATTTGGTTCCTTTCTTGTTACTCCACAGTAAGAGTTCCAGCTGAACAGGACACGCTAACCCCTGTTGGAGGGTCTGGTGGCCTAACAATCATCCACACATAAGGGAGGGGATCACTTTCCCTCTGGTTATCATCCACTGCTATGACTCTCCATTCTGCTACAGTCTGATCATTCAGGAGCGGTGTCACAAACGAATTCACCCCAACCAGACTATCATCTGGAAGGCTGCCTGCAACATGCCAAGTCCCTCCCTGCTTGTATTCAATCCGATAAAAGGCACTCCCAGCAGAACGATACCATTGCAGCGTTAGACACCCTGGATTTTTTTCGCTGACCGCCAACTCTCCATCAGCCACCACCTCTATAGGCGGAGGTTCTGTCTCAGAACTGTACATAGAGAAGGAATAAGTATAGGTGTTATCAGATGTCGTGGTCAGTTCCTCACCCCATAACACCACGCGCACAGAGCCCAAACCCGATGCCCATGTGAATACCCAATTCCCATCAAGATACTCCACTTGGGTGAAAGGTATATTCACTTGGCATCCTCCCCAATGTCCGCGATTGAATCAACATAAGCTATTATTCTAGTCCCAAACACAAACACGCCTTCAAAGTAGCGTCCGCCATTAGCAGCAGGGGCTGGCGGAGGGTCTGACATATATCCATTGCTATGAGTTAATTTATCCCAATTCAACGTAAACATGAGATATATATCCGGGTGGGGAAGCGGAAATACCGGCCAATCCAAGGCAGTGGTTACATCTGCGTAGACATACCCATAATCCCAATCCGGAGGTCCTGTCATTCGAGCCAAAGCAGCCTCCAATTCTGCTTTGGACCAGCTGGCGATAGGGGGGCTGACACTGTCAAAACCCCAATCCAATTGCGAAGATGCTTTTCTGCATTCAAGAGACCAGTTTCCCCTTCCCCAATAGTCATATATATGGGAAGGAGCCACTGCCAAAACCAAAGTGCTTGGATTTTTAGGCCACTGTCTTCTCCCAAGCCCAGTTTCCTCCAAGCGGAAAAGGGGTCTATCCATCTGGACATATGCTCCTCGACCCCCACTTGGATATTGCACAACCTCTCCAGTGAATCCTGCCAAGTCCCAGTCATCGTCCCATGTGTTTAATCCTGCAGGATTGGATGGGAGTGCTGCCAAGGCGTCAGACCAAGGATTCTCTGTTGCCGAATACTCAGCCGCCATCTTATACCCTTTGGCTTTTGTTGCAGTAAAACCCCTCCACCATTCAGCAGCCGCCATCAAATTGTTACGAAAAGCCAAAGGGCCCGCATTCCCAGCGGCACTATTCATCTCACAAGAGTCCCAATTATATGGACCAGCACATTCTGCCTCTCGACACGCATCTACAAACTCCTTGAACGCCTCCCATGTATTATGAGATATATCGAAGGGATTCCTTTTTATGTGAAGTGGGTCTACCCCTTTGTCAATGAAGAAGTGATCCATTAGAATATCAGGAACGGTCACCCCATTCTCTCTTGTACGTTCCTTCCATCCACCCCAAGCAACAGGACCGTAATATGACATTTGGTCACCTAGAAACGTTCCATATCCTAAATCATGTCCTGGATCAATAATCCGATACTCTGGAGATCCATTAAATACTACCGATTGACATCCCATTATCTATCTACCTCTACAGGTCAAAATCAGGCCACTTGCTAGAATGAGGCACATTCGTCACCTCATCATCGCTTTTCCGCCACTTGAGAGGCAATTCCTCATCTCCATCATCCTCATTTGTGGTCGCTGTGAGATTGCTTTGAAGGGCACCTCCATCATGTATCCCACTATGGGCATGGATAGGAGCACCCCAACTCCGATTAGCAACGTTCATATCCAGCCATACAAGAGGCGCAGCGGGATACTCTGGGTACTGCAAGCTTCCTTCTTCAATCCTGACACTAGGCAGTCTGACTGCTAGAATTTCTTGCCCTTCTTGATAGGGTGGATAGATTTGTTGTGTTATCCCATTGACCAAACGGTAATCATCTGCCCGATCAGGATATTCGTACTCCACCCCTTCCACCTCAGGAAAATTCACTCCCCACCGTAAATGCCAAGGTTTTGCCACAGCTGTTAGTTGATCATCCCCATCGAGCATCTTACGGTAGCACCACAGGAACTGACCATACTCCCAAACCACCTCCATCAACGCAAAGGGACTAGGATACCGTCCCTGCTCCTCCGCCAAACTCACCATATATCTATCCCCACATGAAGTGATATTCACCCCACGCCCACCAATCAAAAGGCGAGGGATAGCATCCCTCAGCTCATTCAAGTTTTTGGCTGAGATCACCCTCGCTCCAGAACTAAACTCAGGCGGTTTGGATATCTGTGCCATTACATCCTCTATTATTGTGCAGGGCCAATTACATAGAAACCCAACGCTTTGGTGAAATTGACTTCTTTGTGATACCGAATGTATTTGTATCCTTCATCTTCCACCAAATCCTCCGGTGGCCGTCCTGTTCGATCATCGATGAATACAGCAGTAGGGTTCCATGTATCTGGATTATGTTGAAAGGTGAAGGTCATGAAATAGTTGCCTTCATCACGATACTCCCAAGTCACTTCAGTGCACATCCAGGTATGTTTCTTCTGGCCTAGCCAAGTGGAACTATTCACCGAACCAATGAGATCATCCGCCTTGTCCCAAGGATTCTGGATCAACTTGATGCCTTCCACAGTGAAAGTGCGTTGCGGTTGGTATACATCTACGGTTCCTGTTTGCTCTATAGTCCTTCCTGCATAGTCTGGATCGGTGTCAGGATAAGTATGAGTAAGCGTGATAGGTTCTGGTGACCCCTCTCCTCCGTCCCGATATAGATTGGTGGCCTTCTGGGCTACCGATGCCTGCATCTTCCCTGCTACGTTTCGGTTAGTGATGGTTGCCCAACCTTGTAACAAGGATTGCCCACGATCATTGAATTTCTCATACACCAAATCAACCTGAGCGGCGTTTTTGTCCACCATCCGCACAATTCGATCCACTAAGTGAAGATGATTGCATCGGTCGTCATCTAAATATGACCCTATCTCTGGCAGCCCTCCTTCATCCAGAATAGCATATGCGGCCGATTCAAAATCTTCCCAATCCTCACTTACTTCATTGATAAACGCCCTTTTCGTACACCCAACAATCACTCCCCATTTTTCGCGCAACTCCAACGTCTCAATGCGATCTATATATGGATGCATAACCTCTCCTTAATCAATCCACCAAGACCGGCTGTCCCTGGTTAAGACTTTGAGTCTGTAGTCCTATAAGTGTATCTAGCCTCTCATTCACTCCTGGTGCTTCTACCTGTTGTTTTCGTGATGGCGGTGCTCCTGCTAGACCCGCAAGACTCATTCGGTTCAATGCTATCTGTTGGAATTCGACACGTTCCAATGCCCCTGTTCCTACTCCAGAAGCGACTCCTCCCACTCCTGCATCTGCTACTGCTTTCCCCACACCACTAGCCTTGCCTGCGGCAGTAGCAGCCTCAACACTCTGGGCAGAAGAGGAAAAGAACTCATCCAAAAACTTCTTCAAATCCCTAAACCCAGGTAAGTCCATAATGGCACCACCCAATTTGCCAAAAGACTCCCCAAGGCCCGGACTAGCTATAGATGCGTCATCAGCAAACAACTGGTTCCTGACTTGTTCCCATACCGCAGCTTGAGCCTTGTACTGCTCATCTAATCCCGCTGCCTTCTGATAGTAATCCATAGTCCTCTGCTCTGCTGCGGAGTAACTACGGTCTATGGCTTCCTGAAAAGACGTATCCATCCCATCCACCATGGCATTCCACCCGCCCTTGATGCCTTCCAGAACGGTAATAGCTTCATCTGCATCAGCCTGACTAATGAGCTTGGTCTTTTTGCCTATATCCACCGCAAACGTGGCAAACTTAATGAGCTTCTGCACAATCTTGTCCAACACCCCAAAGAACAGACTCGATACTGACGACATCATAGTAATGTAGTATCTCCACACCACTCCCAAAGCATTAGTAACCTCCGTCTTTAGCCACTCCCATCCTAACGCCATCTTGTTCACTGCCCAGTCCCAAGATTGCCATATAGCAGTAGCTACCACTTTCAGCCAAGTACCCAAATGAGCTCCACCTATCTCAATGCCTTCGATGAAACTATGGAACCCCAAATCTGCTTTGGCGAAAGCATCTACAACAGCCCAAACCGCCGTGCCCACTAGAGCAATCACAATCATCCATTTCCACCCGACAACCGTTAACAATCTGAACGCAGCAATGACAGCAGCCACGCCCTGGGTCAAGAACCCAAATGCAATCAAAGCTGGTCCAATGGCTGCTGTTATGGCGGCTACTAGGACTATCGTCATCTTGGCCTGTTGGCTCAACCCTCCCCACCATTTAATCGCGTCTTTGATACGCTCATTCAGTGCTAGAATATGGGGAGACAGTACCTCTCCTATTCCAATAGCCACGTCGATAATCTGATTCTTCAAAATCTTCATTTGGTTTGTGAAAGACTTCAACTGCTTCTCTGCTACTTCTTTGGTCATTCCTCCCGCATCCCTCAAATCTTCCGTGAATTGCCTAATCTTGTCTGACGTTCCCAACAACATCTGAAGGTAGGAAAAAGACCGTGCCTGAAACCCTAGTTGCTCGGCAGTCTGTTTCTTCTGCTCATCTGTCATAGTAGAGAACAACCCCGTTAGGTCTCCGATAATGTCAGCATAGGACCGCATCGTGCCTGTGCTGTCATACACTGATATGCCCATAGACTTCCAAGCGTCTGTGCTCTTGATTGCTGCCCGCTGAAGGTCTCTGGACACAATATTGAGAGCCTCTCCTGCCCGTTCCCCTTTGATACCCTGATCCGCATACGCGGCTAACACAGCCACCCCTTCCTCGAGGTCCTTGTTGAGAAGCTTGATGGAAGCGGCAGCCTTATTGGTTAGTGCCCTGGAAAACTGCTCTACTGACGCATTGGCCAATGTATTGGCTTTGACTAGTACATCTGACACCTTGGTCATGTTCAGCATGTTCTGAGCGGCATCGTCAGTTTTCATACCTAATGCAGCTTGAGCATCTGCAAGCAAGGTGGTGGCCTGGTTCATATCGAACATGCCCGCCACTGCGAACGAATTCACCGCTCCCAAAGCCTGTACAGACTGTTCCGCATTCATACCCGCCGATGCCAAGTAATAGTAACTCTGTGCAAGTTCTTGTGCTGACGTAATGGTCTCTGTGGAAAGAGTTCTGGCGGTATCCCTCATCTGGGACTTCATCTGTTCTGACACACCCTTTTGAATCGCTAAGGATTCAGTCATCGCCTGGTCAAAACTTGCAAAGGCTTTCACCCCTGCTCCTCCCAGCATTGCTATAGGAGCAGTTACATACATAGACATAGACCTGCCCATAGCTTTCATGGCTCGGGCAGTGCCATTCAATTGGTGTTCGGCCATCTTCAAGCCGCGCTCATACTGAGACGATTCAGTACGCAAATGAACGATGAGGTTACCTAGATTTATTCCGAACACGCTTCACTCCTGTCAAGGCAAACCAGAATGATTTAGACGTCATCAACCTTTGTTTCCTCTGTTCCTCTATACTCAGATCATTTGGACGTTTTGGAGTAGCAGTCCCAAAGTCCAATAGCATGTCCTCCAACCTGACAGACCGTGGATCCTTCAAGTAAGACCGTCGGACCTCTGTGGCTATCAACGCCAAATAATAGTCCTGCTTTTCCTTCTCGTTCCTTTCCTCCTTCAGGAATACCATCCATTCCACAAACTCCTTGGAAGAGGTCCTGTCCATTGTGTCTCGGAGAGGGAGATGGAGGAGGGATGCCAGCTTGTACCAAGCCCTCCTCTCTCCCTTCAGTCGTTTTTTGCGTCATCCTCTGCGTCCTGCTCAAGGCCATTCAGTTTCTGAGCAGCCTTGAATAGAGTGATCACAGCCTTAGTAGGGAATGCTTGAATCTCTTTGACAGAGACCAGCTCGTCAACCTCATCATACAAGCACTTGGAAAGCAAGCTAGCTTGCAGTCCGTCAAAGTTCTTGACACCAATAATATTTCCCTTCGCGTCTGTCCTCATTCTTCCAGCCATGCTTTGGAGGTACGCGTCGCGGCCTGTACCGTGCATCTCCCGTAGCACTAGATGCCGCTCCGAACCATCCTCCATCTCCATCACCACTGGGATCTCATCTAGCTTATGGGTTACTCTGATAGCGTCTGTTTTCATGTGGTCATCCTTTCCATTGGGCACGTCTGCCCTTGCCTATTACGCCAATACAGGTGCTTCCTCTTCTCCAGCCGCATTCTGATTCGAGGGAACAATGGTAACTTCTGCGGTGGGTTGCTCACCTTCAACAACCCTTTGTGGCGTGAACTTATCCAACCAACCCCAAAATGTCAAAGTCTGCCCGTCAGCAAATGTAATCGTGATCTGCTGATTCTCATTGACCATGTCCACCAAATCCTCATAAGCAGCCGGATCATACGCATACACTCCAGATGCATCGGTAAGAGTCTTCAGTTGCTTGGGCGAACGGGTCCTCCATGCCGTGTTCCGCATTGTCGTGGTTTCATTAGCCCCGCCTCCATCCACTCCCGGAGGGGTGACCTCCTTTTCCCACAGAAGCACATCTGGGTAATTCGCAAATGAAACCAGGGTCTGAAAGCCATCATCTATCCTTGCCATCACATCCTCCTTGTAGGTTCATTCCTACAGTGTCTAATTGGTTGTTACTCGTTGTTATATAACACCCCTACACGCATAGTAGCAGCGGCTGCATCCCCATGCGAAACATACACATACACAATAGAATCACCTGTGATGGGATTATCACTCCCATCTCCCGTCTCCCAGATGAACACCTTCCCCTCCCCCAATTCTTTCTGCCAATGTTCTGTCGGCCCAGTAGCACAGAAGGAAAACTGACCTAGCTTCTCTGTATATAGCAGAATGGCCTGGACATTTGTGCCAAGCACCGCCACATCAAGTTCTGTCGGCGCAATCAATACCACATCCGTATCCTGTGTGGGAAGATTGTCACCAGAACCTCCATCAATCGAAATGGCGTTGACGGAAACATTGGTAACAGACATTCCCCTACGACAGCCTCCATCCCAATACAGATCCACCCTGTCATCCTGCTCAAATGAATGCCCACTATCATCCACTGTTACCACACCCGTATCGTTATCTGTGCGGGTGGTGAGGTCCCCTGCTTCTCCTGCATCTACACTCACATCATGGACAATCGCACCGTCCCCTGTCAGAGTGGAGGACTGGTTGAAACTAGCACCTCCTAACGACATATTCTTTCTGACGACACCTGACAAACTCATAACAACCTCCAATCAATCATTCTGATACAGAATTCCAATGGTCATAGTTGCCCCTGCGCTGGCATTTGAATGGGCTACCCCTATCGAACCCACGTCATGCTGGACAGGATTCTCAATCCCGCAACCTTCAGACCAATCGTATGCATACCCTGCATTCACTTCTGGTGTAAATGTGGGCTCATTCAATGGCGTGTTGAAGGTAAAGTACCCATGTTGCGTGGTATGGAGAAGGATGGCGACAATATTGGTGCCCTGGATGTCGATATCCAATGATGTCGCCTTAGTTACTGTCACATCCGTTGGAGTGGGAAGGGTATCCGGCAAACTATCCCCTCCTCCATTCTTTATTGTTATCTCATCCCCATCTACGTCTGTGACCTCCATATAGAACCGTTGCCCATCATCCCACGCTACGTTTACCCTATCACCTGCCTCAAACCCATGCCCACTATCCTCTAATGTGACAGTCCCCTCATAGGCAGAACCTCGACCAGTTAGTTGCCCCTCCTGAACGTCTGCTGCTCCAAGAATCGCTTGAAACACCACTAGGCCATCCGCAGTGAGTGTGGAAGATTGACTGAAGGAAATTCCACCCATGGTAACGGTCTTTTTGATACTTGCCTGCACGCTCATTCTTTACCTCCTCAAAATTTGTTGAGAAACGGACACATAGACATATCTGCCAATGCAGAACGGTCTGCGCCGGTCCCGGCAGCGTTAATCTGCAAAATCTGAGTAGCAGTATAGGGTATTCCATACAACACGCCTCCAAAGCCTAACCCCATACCCGCCCACTTATTTGACCCAGACAAATCTGCCCCCATATTACTTCGGGTTGCAGTACCTGCCACTGGATCGATGATGAGGATGTCTTCAGCGTCATATGGAGTCCCATATATCCTGCCATCCGTACCTACCGAACCACTGGACCATTTGAATGTCCCTGACAAATCTGCTCCCATGTTGCTTTTAGTAGCAGTGCCTGCAACGGGATCGATGATGAGAATATCTGTGGCGTGCAATGGGATGCCGTAAATCTTCCCGTCCGGTCCAGCCACTCCCCCCATCCACTTGTACATACCCGCCAAACTCGCTCCCATGTTACTCCGGGTTGCAGTACCTGCCACTGGATCGATGATGAGGATATCTGAAGCAAAACAAGGAATGCCATATAACTTCCCATCTACTCCAGGAACCAATCCCGCCCATTTGACTGGATCTGGCATCGATACTCCCATGTTACTTCGGGTTGCAGTACCTGCCGCTGGATCGATGATGAGGATATCAGGTGCTTGGAACGGACATCCGTAAATTTTGCCGTCCACCCCTTCCGCACCGCCATTCCATTTTACTGTCCCAGACAAATCTGCTCCTAAATTACTTTTGACAGCAGAACTTGTCGCTGGATCGATAATGAGAATTTCAGTGGCCCCATGAGGTATGCCATATATCCTCTCATCGACAGAAGAAGACACCCCACCAGCCCACTTGCCCGCTCCTGACAAGTCCTCTCCCATGTTACTCCGGGTTGCAGTACCTGCATCAGGACTAAGAGGATTGGTGTCGATGATAAGGATGTCTTCAGCAGAGGTTGGAATTCCATACAGCTTCCCATTTTTCCAAGTGGGAGCAAAGGTCCACTTGCCGGTGCCTGATAAATCTGCTCCCATATTACCCACTATCACAGATGGCGTCCCGTCCGGGAGCCAATTTTCCAATTCATGCAGAAATTGGTCCCCAGTGGGAACGTCCGGCCACTCGGGGAACAACACGTCATAAGTACCTCTCACCTTATCCACTACTCCAAGATAGACATCAAACGTTCCTCTCTGCGATCCAGTCACACCTAGATGAACATCATACAACCCGTGTTGCTTTTGAGTAACAGAAGTTACCAGCAGATCTGATATCGTAATGGTGTAATTTACGCTAAAGTTCCACAACCTGGTTTCCTCCTCCAATCCCATCGCCAAAATAGATGAAAACCGTGAAGCAGCATGAACGGTGTACCACGTGCCATCCTCCATCCTTACCCCTATACGGTTTACTCCGGACAACGCCTCTGCCGCCTGGACCACCTTCTGATACGCGGAGGGATGGGAGGATGATCTAGTCCTGATCTGTAGTCCCGGATGCTCTATAACTTCTCCTGTGGCCAGTATGCGTCCTTCCATCTGCGCAGCTGTGTCTACTATAGACGCAGCTTGGCGGACTGTCTTATCACCAGGGAGATGGCCTACGTACAAAGGCCATTCGTCCGAAGGAGGAGCGTCAAACACGCCCTGATCGAACAGCAATTTAGCTATCACTTGCGCAGGAGAATGATCCGTTATCATATCTTCTTGATATACTCCCTAATGGCACTGGCTACAATCAACAACACGTGCCGTCTGAGCCGTTTGACTGGATCCTCAAGAAACTTGGCTTTCTGCTTTGGCCCCCGATTGTTCATTGTCTCTCTAGCTATCTCTTCTGCATACTTCTTATTGAACGCTTCGCCATGTGCGGCATCCATGTTCTCATGAACAAACACCGCATACGACGCAGTGTACCCTACTCCTACATCTGCACTAAACCCAGCCCCTCCCACGTTCCTACAGAAACTAGACCCACGCAGATTGCCTGTATCCACTGGGACTTCCTTCATGCTTTCTCTCTGTACCAGGAGTCCGGCCCTCTTCAACCCTACTTCACAACCCTTGCCTGCGAATGGGTACGCCTTTCGCAGCTTGGCTATAGTGCCTTCCACTCCTGTCACATGAACCATCCTCATAGCATCGCCACCCTTACATATTCCGTTTGCCTTAGGTTGGGGATCTTGGCAAATTGGATGATCTCATAAGCATTATCATTCCGCAATGGGTCATCACTATGCACAATATCAGACAGACTGCCCTCCATTAACACGCCTTGGACCTGCACATCTTGACTTACCATTACGCTTGCTTTTGATAGAACTTTCGTCCCATCATCTTTTTGCACCTCCTCCGTTACAGAGGCCCACCGACAATCCAACTCCACTGGATCTGCATATGTGGCTTGGCCAAATTCATCGTACTCCCCTGGAGCCCAATAAACGCAAGTCCCTTTCAGCACTTTGGTAATGATGCTCACGACAACCTCCCTTGAGGGAGGATATTCTTGATCGTGTCCTCCAGCCCCTCTCCCTTCAACACAATAGTCACTCGTGGCAGCCTTTCGCGTAGGTCTAACAAGCATTCCTGACAATCCGACACTACAACAGAAATGGTGGATGGGTACTGTTCATCCACCCGTTTTAGAAACTGCAACACTCTGCAATATATCCTTGTCGATACTCCTAGTATGATGAACTGCGGTTCCTGGAAAAGAAATGCTTCTGCCTCTTCTATACTAGCACATGATATGAGTGGACATTGCTTCTGCAACAGCCAGTCCTCCACCACGCCCCGCATCCAAGGGTCTTGCTCCACCAATAGCACCATGCCCCTCCTCTGGGATGCCCGCAACTTCCGTCCCTCCGCCAAGAATTCAACAATATCCTGGTTCATTCATTTCTCCTGTTCAGCACTTCTTCAACACGCTCCAACGCTTTAGTCACCGTCACCAAAACCGCCGTACATTCCCTCACCACCGCCACTATTTCATTATGATGAGTAGCCCCCATCTCTTCAATAGTTTTGTCCTTCTTCGCCACGATGGACTTGAAATCGCAATAGAGATACACAATCGCCAGCGCCAGCGCTGCAATTACAGTGCAAGGTCCGTAGGAATACAACAATTCCACAGCTTCCCTCATGTTGATTCTTCTCCAATCCAAGTCACCCCTACAGTTGCTCCTGCCTTGCCGTTCACCACACGCTTATTCCATCGTGCCAACCCTCCCGTCGGATCAAGGCTCATCGCCATCTGTCCGTACGTTGTGCATGCTAACCCAAGATCCAACTTGTATTGATGCGACACACTTACTCCTGCTGCTCCTGTTACTGCTTCACTAGCTGGCCTTGGGTCCCGAATACAGATCAAATGCGCGGCAAGCCATGTCTCTACCGTAGCTGCTGGAAGCGCTTCTATATCAGGACAGTGCTCCGTGACCATAGCATTCGCAGCATTGATAAATGGATCCAGATCTGTGATGGAGGAGTCCACTTCCAAAATCTTTCTGATCTCTGCCGCGGTTGTCCTGGCCATTACTACCATACCCTCCTAAGAAGCACAGGGCCCTCTTCCTTTAGCAAACCACCGAAGGAGCACAGAGTCCAGCTAACTGTGAGGGAAAGCGCTGGAAGAAGAGGGCCCTGTGCGGATTTGATCATGATTGCTTGTCCCTGTCTTTGTTCTTTGGTTTTTCTTCCTCTTGTATCTGTTCTAACTCGATCAGCAACACCTTGTCCTTTGGCATTAGCACCTCTAGCCACGCCTTCACTAAGGCAGGGGAGCCAGCCCTGGCAGCCGTCCCCATATTGATCTGTCTCTTCCACCCCTTCTTCTTGGTGTCGCACTCCACCCGTTCCACCAAATTCGCACACAACCAGTCACTATCTTCTTTCGCATCGGTGGCCAACCGTTTGATGGCACTTTCCGCACTCTCATAATGGCAGTGCGCAGCAACCCATACAATCCCATCCACCAAAGGAGGCAACACAGCTTCAATTATTTCCCTCGCCACAATAATCTCTGCTCCAGTCATTTGCTTTCCTTTCCTTGGAACACGTCCTCCCAGGACTTCCTAGGGAACAGGTCCATAGCAGAATTTGGATTCAGATTGATGATTTCAACGCCAGGCCATTTGTCCAATATCATGGACATCGTCCTACTTATCGCGTCCATGTATCGGGCATAATGCTTATTTTCTGGTGTATTCAATGGGTTGTGGTGCCAGTTAGACTTGCCGCCCTCACCCAGGGCCATATCGAAGCCTACAAGGAGGACACGACCAGCGCCCAGTAACAGTGCTACATTGATGGCGGACGAACCTGTGTTCCCGTTCCAGCCTAGCGCATGTCGATGGAACCCCTCTTGTTCTCGAGGAGCCCAAATGACGGCAGGATCACCTTCCAAATCCTTGTGGTTTGTGATCTTCGGATTGCGGAAGGATTGGAACTTGGGCTTGTCTTTATGGTGGTCATACCAAGTCCTGTCTCCAAACACTAAGACATCTACAATCCCATCCCCAAACAGATACGCGTCATTACATCCTACCACCCTCTGCCTCTTCAGCCGCCTTTCCACTGGGAATGTCTTAACACTAGGCCCACCACCTAAGATAAATACATCCTTACCCTGCCAGATAGGTTGAAGAGGCCATTTCATCAGCTTACTCCTCACATTGACTCTTGACGAAAGGTAACACGTCTTTCTTCAACAACCCCTTCTCATTCAAGACCGTGTCATAATCTTCCTCATCGTAGACGTAGTACCTAGAACCTTTCCGAAATACGTGCAGGCCAGTTTCCTCTGGGCTGAAATCAAACAGATCATCACACATAACAATCTTGGTCCGTTTCAATTTCTTCCCTTTAGGTTTTCCCTTTTCTACTTCATCAACAGATTGAAGCGGAGTTTCTTCAGGCGCAGGAGCCGTCTCTTTGGCTGCCTCTGTCACCTTCTCGAACCGTCCAGGGAATATCTCATCCAAATGGCCGTCAGTCTCGATAATAGCCCCTGCCGCATGGAGTTGATTCTGGTGCCAATGACTCCCCACTAACAGCTTGTATTTCATTTTGACTTCCTTTCCATACTGTGTGATCAAGAGATATATGAGGCAGGGGTTCACCTGTGCTACTTCCCTGCCTCATAACATCCTTCCTCCTCACGCTTAGACCGAACCTTCAACGATGCCCGTGTTGCCGTTGAAGTCTGCCCTGGGCTGCGGACACAAGATGGCCATGACCTTGAAATTGATCTTCATTCCGCCGTGGCTTTCCCACTGAACGGTGGTCATTTCCATGCCCACGACCTCTCGGATTACATCCTCCGTCATCTGGACCAACAGCAGAGTATATCCGCTCAAATGATCCAGCATCTTCACGTCATCCATCTTGTCAATCCTACGCAGCCTATCCGCCAGAGTGTCTGGGGACTGGGCTTTGTACTCATCATTCATGTACTTCGACCACGAGGGACCGTAGTACAACACCCAAGGGCCGTAATGGTACGCCTCGATGGAACTTTGCATCATTCCCAGCACATCCGAAACTGTCGTAGCAGCAGACCAGCCATCCGCAGCAGGAGAAGTAATCTCAGCAGAGATTTTGTAGGGAAACGTGGTGTAGCCGTACAACGTGCCTCCGCCGAACGTTCCATATGCGGTAGACCCAATCAGCAGCTTCTCTGCGGTCTCAGCTACCTTCTGACCAGCCAACGATGCCATCGACGTATCCAGAGGAGAATTCCCATTCCTGCTGCTTTGGAGCTGTCGAGCAGAGAAAAAGAAATCCTTGTGGATAATCGGCAGGGGCATGGAGGTGAGATCGTACAAAGGCCTGTCCCTCTGTCCATCCTCTAGCCCATCCATCGTGATCTGAGCATCAGAAATGTCCGACTGCGCCTGAGTTTCCAGCACCGTCTTTCCCATCCCATTAGGGATCACATACTCCAAACCCCTGGCTCGCAGGTCTGCCACTGCCGTTAGCCTGGGTTTGCCTGCCTTCCTGACCGCAGCATCCAGTTGCTTCCACTCATCCTTAGTCAGAGTGGCATTAGCATTCTGAACACGTCTGGGCTCCAGCTTACCGCCCTGATTGGATGTGATATAGTGGTTCCCATCCCGTCCAATCCAAGGACGCAAGGAATTCAGATTGAAGCCACTATTTAGCAGCATCTGCGCAATCCCACCATGAGCCACCCCGTTCAGGATAAAATCAGTTTCCATTTACTTCTCCTTTCGTGAGCATTTATTTCCGTGTCCTCAATTCCCTTCCTCTCTGACGCCTTAGATAAACCTAGCGTTACACAGAGTATCCACTGCGCCAGACCCGCTCAGGTCGCATGCCGCAGTAGCTACAGCCAGCACCACATCCCCTTGTCCTGCCTCTTCAAACTTGCCATCCCCAGCAGAAGTCAGTTTATCCCCAATGGCAATATTGGAGGTGGCCTTAATCAACACCTGTGCTTCACACCCAGGCAGCGCAATGGCTGCATCTGCGACGGTAGAAGCCGTATAGGCGTCTGCTGTAGTTTTCCCCTGCAACGCATCCTCAAGCAGGATCATCTTCTCAGCGTATCCTCCTTGAGTGGCGTGAACAGTCAACGCCCCTGCAGAGTCAAGCATAACCAGCATGCCAGGTTTGGGAGTCTGCCCAGCGGCCAACGACAGGCTCTGGATCTTTCGATAATCACCAGCAAGCAAAATCGTGTTAGCACCCATAATGTTCTCCTTTGTCCTTTCTGTCCATGTAATTCATCATCAAACACCCCAGTCCATTGGAACTAGAGGGTCATTCCTTCCAATTGTACACAGGAAGTCCCAGGGGTTCCTCTTTCTCTCCTCCCACATTCACCACATTCCCCATGCCCACATAACTAGGGGCACCAGTGGCTTTTGTCATCACTTCAGCCGCCTCTGCCAATGCAGATACAGACCGCAGTTCAGACGTCCGCATAGCAGCCAACTGATCCTTGGTGAACGTATTGTGCTTATTGGCCACAATCGTCTCAATCAACTTGGCCCTCTGCTCTGCCTGGGTTTGAAGAGCATCATTCAGCACTTCTTTGATCTCAGGAGGAGCATTAGCCAAGAAGTCCCTGGCGTTAGTAGCAGGAGGATCAGACGGAGTGTCTTCCACCTTGGCCTTGGGCTTGGGCTTAGACTCATCCTCCTCATCTTCCTCGTCATTCCCTTCCCCTTCATTATCTGCAATCTTGGCCTTGGGCTTGGGCTCATCCTCCTCGTCCTCTCCCGCCTCATTCTCCACAGGAGCCATCTTAGATAGCTGACATTCCTCCAGACCCATCAGCCACTCTCTGTCCTCCTCTGTCCATCGCCCATTAGCGATAAGAGCATCCACCACTTCTTTCTTCTCCATTGTGTCTCCTTTCTTTGAGACCGTTTCATTGTTGTCTTCAATCCTCCCATTATTCCCAATCAAAGTTCCATCTGACAGTTCGTATTGGGTCCTGCGTGTAACAGGTTGTTTAATTCCCTCTAACTTCACTCCATCTTCCTCTGTCTTCACATAACGCTGGTAATACAAGTTGCCGCCTTGCTCGAACACAAAATAGGAATCAAAGACCTCCACGATGAACGTGTCGTCCGGTTCCGTCCCCTGGCCTAATGCAGCATATAATGAATCTCGCACCACATCATAACTCAATTCATTTCTCACCAAACCACAACCATCGGCAATGGAGCAAGCGCCCTCTTGGTCAGGCAGAATAGCTAAGTGGTCAGGATATACCCTTGAAACAATCCCGTTATACCCTTTGCCGTTGAATGTTCCCTGTGAATCATCCGCCTCAAGAAATACCCCTGTACTTACATCCACCATTTCCCCTCTTCGCACAGCATCCAGAACACGCCGATCCACCGTGGCCAGTCGTGCAGGCTCCAACCACGCCTCTGCCTTCAGTTTAGGATGGTCCCAAGTGGTGTTAAGGATGACACCGACCTTGAACTTGTCGATGGCTTCCTTGGAACATGCTGAAATGGGCTTTCCGTTAATGCTGGGATGGCAAACCACAATAGGCTTGTGGTTCCATGCGAACGGCATTGTAGAAATGCTCTCTGATGGATAGTGCAAAGGTCCATCAGACCCATCCAACACCCCCTCCACCATCATCACCATCGGGACCACCAGATATTCCCGTCCCTCCAAAGTTTCCGTCCTCACCCCCGCAGACAGATTGGTGATCAGCGTCTGGTACTTTGTAGGACCCCGTCTATTCTTCATGGTTTACTTAGTCCTCCTTGGACCTATGCCACAAATCACTACACATTCCTTTCCTGCTGTTAAAGTAACACGATATAAAAAGAAAGTAAAGAGTCCTCATACACTGCTACTATTCTGGCCCTTCAAATGTGATTCCTCCATCACCTTCTACTGGCTCCAAGATGAAGGTTGTCTCCATATGCTATCTCATCTGGTATCCCTTCAGGGAAGGCTCTGCAGATAACCCTTTCCGTCATTTCTGTCCCATCGGGTTGACTCACCCCAATGAAATGAACACATTTTCTGGTGTAACACCTTGGTTCATCCATCATGTCTGTACTCCTATCCATTTATCCCTTACCTATAATCTCAAGATGGACGTTATTGCCGCTAACCTTTGTGACGCGGTACTTCAAGCCCCGAGGCAAAACAACTTCCTTCTCCCCAATCTTTGAAACCATATCCATCGGTAAAGCTTCTTGACCTTCCTTCAAGTGGATATGAAGAGTCTTAGGATCTTCCCAAGGGTTTAATTTATTGGCAAACTTCTTCGCTATCTTAGAATCAACTGACGTGGATGTGTACCCCTCGTCAACAAACTCTAGTCCGACTTTCAAATCTGCTTTTGTCTTGATCTTAAACACCTGTGCTGAGTCCCTAACCCCTCGATACACCGTCATGTCCTGGGAGACCTTAGACTTAGAAAGAGCATCATCTATCTTCAATACATAATTGCGAAGCTTCCCTGAAGAGACACCCATCTTCTCCTTCAACCAATCAGGAAAAGATCCTTCACGAAGGAATTTTTGTATTGTAGAGAACCCGCCTACATCTGAACTGTATACTCCATTCTGATATTCTAGCAACCCGGCAATATTATCGGTTGTCAGCTCAGCATGGGCAAACTTCTTACTTCCCACGCTATATGTCTTGTTTAGGTCGCTTGCTACAGAAGTGGGAACGGGCTTAGGCTCGGGGGTTGGTTTAGGAGTTGGTTTAGGGACAGGAGGAGGTTTCGAAACGACTTTTGAAGAACGTCCTATCACCCTGTCCATGATTTCTTCAATATCTTTTGGAAGACTTCCCCTCACATAATTGGGATTAGT